GTTGTTCACTTTGTGACGACTTTCATAAACTTCTGCAACAACTCCAAGATCAATGACCTTTTTGCCTTGCAGTCTTTCCACGAGATCTCCTTTCTCAATGTTTCGTTTCTTTTCCATTTGTCTTTCCCATTCTTATACAGTGTCGACCAGTGTTCAGGCTCCTGAAGTGTTCTTAATGCTTTTGCTTCTATGATTGCAAGAATTCTTTGATCTTCAACTTGACGGCATTCTTGACGTGTTAAGGGACCAACCCATATTTTGGATAACTTTAGTGAACAAATGTTAGCATATTTAAATGCTTCATCAGCTTGATCCAAAACTATCCTCCCCACTTTGCCTTACAGTAAATAGCAAATGCAGGGAGGACAGGCAAAGACATCATTAAAACTCTTGCTTCGTCCATACAAAAGTGTATACCAAAAAATGTCATTTCTTAATCATCTTTCGTCTTAATAACCATTACACGCTCTGACGTGCTGAAGTATGGTCGTTCAGCATTGCGCTCATCAGTTCCCCACATACGTTGAACATTGCATTTCTTGGGAGCTGGAGCACACATATCAGTTAGGATAATCAGACCATCAAAACAACCTTTTTGATTGACGTAGTCAGTCGGTGCATCAAAGTTTGTTCCACCGCACATTACTCGTTCAGTCTTAATGTTTTGATTCTTTTTCCATTGAAAGATTTTTGTTTCATCAATCTTATGATCAAAAGGAATAACTGTAAAATTAGCTACGCTAGCAAGACCGTTAAGTTCACTAAAAAAAGCATTCAATAGTTCATCAGATACAGAGCCAGACTGATCAATTGCAATAGCAACGTTTGCAGAACGACTAGCTTTGCGTCCTGGGAATACATATGGATGGCGCCGATTGACGCGCATAATGCTACCCTTTTTGCTTGAACGTTGAGAAGTTTTTACAAAATAGCGAAGAACTTTCTTCCAATTAATAGTACTCTTTAGCAAAGAAAGAATCTCTTTTTGCATACTTTTGCTAATACTACCCCAGCCATTTCCCATTGCATTTTGAGCAGCATTGCTCATTGCTTTCTTCAATCGTTGTTCAGCTACGATTTGTGTCTCAGCGTCAACATCGCCAAAATTCTGATGATTGTCCATAGGACCATCAAAATCTTCTGGGTTGTATTTTGAGTCTTCTTTTAGCATTTTATAATATGCCTCAGCTGTAAGACCTACAGGATAGTCAGCAAATATTGTATCCTTTTTACCCGGAAACACTCCAATGTTGTATAGGGAGCCTTTTCCTTTGTTAATGTTTTCACCTTTGAAAAGCTCTCCATTAATAGCAAGATCTTGAGCGATATTCCAAGTTTTAGTCATGCCGCCTTCAGGAGTTCGAGACGTGCAGTGTCCAAAGATACAATGATAGAATTCGTGCATCAAGAGAAGCGTTTTATCGCCTTTTCGCTTGAGACGGCTAAATTCATCACTATCGCCGTCTTTTACATCGAGGCTCATCCAAAAATCAGGATCATACAGCATTTCAAATTGTGCTGTTTCGCTGTTCAGCCGCACTCCAGCCGTTTTAATTGTTTTATCAGCACGCTTCGTCATTTCTCGCGACAGAGCGCTCCAAAACGGCTCATCGCTCAAAAGGTGAAGAGTGTGCAAGTTGAGATCAAAATCAGTTTTCCAAGACATTGCGTTTCCTTTCGCTAGGAACATTATACCAGATCATTTTAATTCTGTCAAGACAAAGCAAAAGAAAAGGATGCTATTTTCATAACATCCTAATCTCTCATTTTGTCATTTTTTAATGCTCAGTGTCAGTGCCAGTGAGCAAAGTGCAGATAAAGTCAGAGACACTCTTTTTCTTAGCTCTGCTACCCTTTTCAGGCTTAACAACGAAGCTATGGACGTTAATCGTATTCTCTTGAGGACCATCAGCCAAAGCGTTGAACACTTTCATAGCGACTTCTGAAGGGAGAGTGATAAACCAGCGACAAAAGTTTTCTAGGCGGTCGCCCTCAAGGACAGTTGCAAAGCTTTTGTTTCGCTCCATTTTATCAGCCAAAGAAAGATGCTGATTCATAGTCCAGCCCTTAGTTTCTTTCCATTTTCCCTCATCGATAATATCTTCAGGCGAAACCTGAAACTTATAGTTTGCAACAAAATCGGCAAACTCGCCAGCTGCTTCAATACCAACAAAGGCATCACCCATAAAACGGATTGCTTGAGGATCGATACCCTTCTGTTCCAAAACTCCACGTTGAACCAAACAGTCATTCAATCGCTTCCAAGAACGTCGAGAAGGAAGTTTTGCGCCTGGCTCAACGTCACCATCGTGTTCAAGGTGAGAATGATTGACTTGAATGAATTCCAAAATCAAATGGTTCACGTTGGTTGAACCGTTTTTCTCAATCTTACCCCAATTCAACCAATCTTCAACTGACGGGCGAAGATCAAAGGTTGCCCAGCGATCAGCCTCTGCAAGACCAAGTTCGTTAACTTGATAGCGATGGGCGTATTCGCCGCCGCCATTGATAGCAGAGAAGATTAGAGTACCAGGATGAAGTTCCCAGCCAGCGATCTTGCGAGAGTCAGCAAGCTCAAAAAAGCCTTGGCGGACCTCAGCAATGCCACGATCAAGCTCGTCAAGAAAGAGAATGACTGGCTCAGTACAAGCCTTGACAAGCCAAGTGAAGGGGCGAAATTTGCTCGCCTGCTTTCCATTGACGTCAAATCCTTCAGGGTCTGGGATGCCCAAAAGATCACCCTCAGTCATTTGAGAAACTCGACGTTCAACGACAGTGTAAGGTACCAAGCCCTTTTGTTCGCTGAAGTATTTAACCTTATTGGTCTTTTCATCGTAACCAAGTTCATCAACAAGCTGATAAACACTTTGAGATTTACCAATGCCGTGATTACCACGAATCATTACCGGGAAACCCTCCATCGCAATGGGTAGAGCATACTTTTTAAAAGTTGGAAAATCTACTGCAAGAACAGGTGAAGACATTTGTTTTTTTCCTTTTCATTTTTGATTTAAGAAATCGTTCTGGAGATATTATAACAGATCATTTTGATTCTGTCAAGCTTAGGGGTTATGTTTTTTGAAAATACTTTTCACAATATATTTGATCATCGTACTACCATACCAATAATAGTGCATTCCCTCAGTCATAAAGTAAATGATAAGCAACACTGAAAGATGTTCTAAAAGTTCCATAACTTAGTAAACGTAAACCACCGAGTCTTCAGGACCACACTGGTTTTCACGATGCGCTTTACACTCCGATGGGATATACTTCTTCATCACACACTCTGCCTTAGCAGCTTCTTGACAAGCGCTAGTTTCAAATGCTGCAAACACAGCGAGAATAGAGAAGATTACAAAAGCGACAATACCTAAGGTTCCAACAATATTAACACGCATTACTTATCTTTCTTGACTTGTTTAGTCAGTTTAGTGTTTATTTTGTGCCAACTTTATTTGTTGACTTTTTCTGCTCTCTCAAGCTCACAACGGTAGACATATCTAATGCCATTTTTGTTGTTAAACAATAGCTGACAGGCATCCCACGTTGAATTTTCTGGATGTTTAGTGATTTCGCCTAAGACCGCTAGACCGTTTTCAAATGCTTTATGTTTTATGAGGTAGACCGTCTCCATCCCCGTCACCGTCACCATCCCCGTCGCCATCGCCATCGCCGTCCCCATCGCCGTCCCCATCGCCGTCCCCATCTCCGTCGCACGCCGTGCTCGAAAAGCATCATCAAACAGATAGAGAGCACCTTTTGTGATTTCTGATTTCATTTTGAACATTATAACAGATCATTTTGATTTTGTCAAGACTTCTTGTCAACACGTTTGAGATATCCGTGAGCTAACTCCCAAACAGCTGTTTTTCTTGTTTGTTGCCAATAGATAAGATAACTCATCACTACCCCTTGGGAACGACTAACTACTTGAGGCTCTTCTAAAACAACACCAAGTCCGCCTTTATGATTACGAGTTAAACTACGTGTAATAGGTACGACTAAATCACCTTTCTTGATATTATAAACTGAACGTTCATTGTCAATCATCGTAAAAAGATTCGTTTAAGTGTGCGCCAAGATCATAATCATCATCATCATCATCATCATCATCATCGTAATCGTTAGACGATTTATCTTCTTCACCAATATCAATATTAAAGATATCATATACAAGTTGTTGCTTTTTGTTGCTCTCTTTGATAAAGGAAATTAGTTTTTCCTGAGTATCATAAATCAAAGCTTTTTGTGCTATTTCTCTTACCCAATCTTGTGTACTTTTAGGAGAAATCTCTTTTGCTAACTTTACAACGTCAAACTTTGAAACATCAATCTTATTTACACCAAAATAATAATGGAGTAGTGTTTCTTTTTCTTGAAGGCTCGGAGGCAAAAATTCCGTTAAGACGCCGCCGCGCCCAGGACGTAACAACGCGGAACCTAACTCTTTCAAATCGTTACAAGTAATAGCAACAACAATATTAGAATGTTTTCGTTTAATATTGGGAAGCATTGTAAACGTTGTTCTTTTATCTCTACTCTTGTCAAAATCATCCAACAAGAGAATATCAGGATCAATAACATCTACAATAAGCTCAAGTTCTCCTGCACCAAGACGATCAAAAGCTTTTGGACCTAAAATTAAAAGGCGTGCGCGTACAAGCTCAGCATAACTCTGAATAAATGTTGTTTTTCCCGTGCCTGGTAAACCATAAAAGATGACTGAATGGCTTACTTTCTTTTTTTTATAATGATTGATTTCGTCAGCGAACTTTACAGGATCTTTAGTTCCCACATATGGAACTGGAATGCTTGGCAAAGATTGAAAACCAATATCTTCAGAAGAGCCATTCTTTATAGAAGTCAATTCTATACCATTGTGCCCAAATTTTGACCACACGATATTGGCGAAATAATCCATAAAAAACTCTCTTCCACCATTTGGAGAAAAAAACACACGCCTAGTTAAATCCCCCTTGCTGTCACACAAAATACTAAACTCTTTGCCGTCGCGCCTGACTCCTATTAAAGCTCTTCCTGTTGAAATAGACGCAAAGGTTTCAAATTCTTCTATTTTTATCAAACTAGAGCGCTCAAGAATTTGGGGAAGAGAAGTTCTAAACTCTACCAACTTTTTATCTACAAAGTATTGTGTAATATTGTCGTTTTTGCGAACATCAAAACTTTGCTTAACAGCATCTAAAGAAGAGCCAATAGCGGCAGCTAAAGCGAGTGGATTAGTGCCAGCTTGTCCGATTTTTGAAACAATATCCAAAGTCATATTGCACATCTTTGTAGTCTTTGTGACATAAGGATGGTTCAAGAAATCTACAATCTTTTTTTTCATTTTAGACCTTCTGAATATTCAGCGTTTAAGCATTAGTAAACTAGACTAAATCACCCTTCTTTAATTTCAACTGGTTTGCCCCAAATTCCACGCTGTACCATAATACAAATAATAGCGTAGTTGGCAACATCGAGTAGATCGTCCTCTAAACTATCTTCTGCGTGCTTTTCTGATTCTTCAAGGGAAGGATACCATTTATCTACGTCTACAAGTGGTACACCGTCCTTCAATAGTTGATCGCGGAATGCTTGACCTTTCACACTCTTCATAATGCGTTCAAGTTTGTCTTCCTTCATACGTGTTACAACACCCAACAAACCCTGATTGTCAATGTTGCCTGGACCGCGCAAAAGTTGTTTTGAAATCATAATTTCACGCATATTTTTATATACGCTATCCATAGCATCTTCAAAGGTGTTGATGTTTTCCTTATTCAAAGGGAGCGCTTCAAGGGCTTTCAAAAGTGACATATGTTCCTCCTTATGTTCTTTTAAACATTGTTCAATTGATTGTTTAGTTCCAGCCTCAACATCAAACAGGGGCACAGGAGGCAGTGGACCATATATTGTTTCACAGCGCCCCTGATTCCTAAACGATACAGAAGATTTTGAACCAAAAAGCTTCATTATTTATTTAGCTTATTCAAGAGTGCGTCGCGTGATTCTCTTACTCGCTTGAGATCTGATTCCAAAAGACTGATTTTCTTCTCATAATCTCCTGCTTGCTTCAAAAGAATATCAAACACTTGCCTGCGACTATCAGCCGACAAGACACCGCGTGACGTAAGACTATCTAAAATTTCCTTAATTGTATTGCTTTCCATTTTGTTTGTTTCTCCTTACTTGCCTTAACATAGGCTCGCTAAATTTTGATTTTGTTTTGGTTTTTGTCCAATAAATGGTATATAAATGCAGATCTCGTCCTTTAAATCGTTGTCTTTTAAGGATAACACCAATACCATACTTTTGACGCTCGTAGGCTTGTGTAGACTCAACCAAGATACCTTTTTTAAACTTAGGGTGCGTATATTGAACACCAATGGGCATCTTTACTTTTTTCCTGATTGCTAGATTAGGTTTCCTGATCGCCGATGGCTTTTTGAATTCCTTCAATGAGGTATTTGGCAAGTTCAACTTGATGGGCAGCTCTATCTGCCTGTGAGAGAGCCTCGCGTGCCTTGTGTTGGCATTCGTCACTTGATGCGACTGCCTGTTTGAGATAAACTAGAGCCTTCTCTAGGGACTTCTCAAGTTCGTTTCTTTCCAAGTTATTACCCTTTTCTACAAGAAGTTTCTTGCTTCCTGCCCAACCATAACAGGTTTAAAACTGAAAGTCAAGATGTTATCGAAGGCAACAACAACTTTTCAACCATCTTTGTAATCTTTCAAGTTTTGCTTTGCTTTGCGGCGATCGTGGCGAGTCTTTGCTTTGCCGATCTTTTCGTGTACACCAGCGCCATTGCGCAATCGTGCCTGGAGCGCAAAAGGATTTCGATTTTTGGGCATTTTAGTTTTCATTTTGAAATCTTCCTTGCTCGCTCAAGTACATTCCGATAGACATATCTGATGCCATTTTTGTTATTGAACAATAGTTGGCAGACATCGAAACCTGATTGTCTTGGATGTTTGGTGATTTCACCCAAGACCGCTAGACCGTTTTCAAATGGTTTATATTTTTCAAGATAACACACCGACGGCGCCCCCGTTACCCTCACCATCACCGTCGTCCTTTCTCGAAAAGCATCATCAAACAGATAGAGGGCGCCTTTTGTGATTTCTGATTTCATTTGCTTATCTTACCAAGATGTTTGTATTTTATCAAGCATAAACAAAAACCAGCCATTTTACTGGCTGGAATTTCGTTTGCCTTCTTGTAGCAGAATTACTCTGCTAGAGCATCAGCAGCAGCTTGCGCGACTGCATCACTCTCTGTACGAGACTGAGCTTGCGTTCGAGAAACAGCAAGAGCCTCATTTGCAGCATTACGCGGAAAAAGCGAAGGCGGGCGACCTGCTTTGCCAGTTGAAAGCTTTGCAACAGGCACAACGCTAGCTGCTTTAAGACGTTTATCAGTAGTGATCCGAGATAGCGAAAATGCGCTAGCAAGATCTTCAAGGGTTACCGCTGTAGAAGCGTCGTATTCTGCCTGTTGAACCACAGGAAGGTCAGTTGTGTTAGTCATAAGAATCTCCTTAAGTTAAAAGCGGTTTATTTCCGCTGTGATTCTATTTTAACAGATCATTTTGATTCTGTCAAGACATTTAAAGGTGCAAAGTGGTTTTTTATAAATCCTTGATTTCTTTTGACTAAAGAGAGCGCTTTTTCAAAATAGCTCTTGTTTTGATAAGAAACTTATTATGCTTTCTGGTCCACGCTTTGTATTTATTCCCCAAATGATCGACATCATACATTCCTGTAGATGCTTTTAAGGAAATATGAATTAACTCGTGGACCAGTGAAGTTTTACTTATTTTATAAGGAGGCTTACGCACCCAAATTTGAGCGTGGTCTATATCTTTAGTCACACCCAAGCAATAGCGCGATTTAAAAGGTTTACCGTTTATTGAATAGCCACTTTTAACATAAATCTTGTCTTTAGTAAATTCAATCCTGACTGCTTCTAAAGCTGAATGTACTTTTGAGTCTTCTCCAAACTCGTTTGCCCATTCAGTATAAAAAGTTTGTATAGCTCGATCTACGTCCTTCTTTTTAAAAGTTTCAGTATCTTCGACAGGCTTAATCTCCATCTCAAGAAAGATTTGAGTATCTGTGCCTGGTATCGTCATTTTGCCAACACCAACAGCTACGCAAGAAGATATAAAAAACATCAAGAGTATGATGAAAATGCTTAGAAAGCGTTCGGCTGTCATCCTCTCACCTTATCACGTGATGTTTGATTTGTCAAATTATCCCCTTGTGCGATCAAAAATACCTGGAAAAGCTTTCTCCATATCTTGAGTGGACATTTCATCCAAATGTTCAAGAACTTGCTTCATTACAGCTTCTGCTACTTTTTCACCCGTAACAGCATCCATACCTATTTGTTTAGCAAGTTTTCTACCAAGTTGTTGAGATAGTTGTTTTCCCATCTGGAAATTGATCATTTGTGTGAGATTGTTTGTCCAAATGCTGTTTGCTTTTATTGCAATTTTACCTAAATCAGAAAGCCCATTACCATCAACAAAGACATTGCTTCGAGTTTCTTCTTCTCCACCATTTGGAAGATCTTCAGGTTTGATGGGGCGGCGATCAGCTGAAACACTATTTGAAGTTTGGCGAGGAGTCTTGCCTGTTTTTTGGCGCCCTGGCTTTGTCAGCTCTTCTTCTTCGACTAAAAGGTGAAGATTGCGGGCGTGATGCCATCTTTTCCATTGTTCTTGAGCGAGTAAAGTCTTAATCTCGTTGTTCATTAAAGGTCTCCGTGTCTACTTTGTAACTAGTATCGAACCTCCTTCATTTGCCACAAACTTCCAGTGCCAAGGCTCATTCTTTACTGTATTTTTAAATCCATATTTGTACGCATTTTTTTTGAGCCACCAATAGAATCTCGTCGGAAGCCTAAAGCCGCCTTCTACTGGTATTGCATATTTCTCTGAAAACCATTTAGGGTTAATTTTATCAAATGGAACAAAAGCATATGTCCCAGAGAAGTCTACTGCATAACCTGTTAGATGAGAACGTTTTCCAGTATTACTCGGGTTGCTCGCTACACCAGGCATTTCACGCCATAATCGTCTTTGGTGTTCTATTGTTCTATAAGCAGAGTTAACTCCAAACTTAAATCCTTTTGTCTTGGCTGCTTTAGTCATTTGCATAAACGATTGTTGCACTTCTCCGCTGCGCAACCACATCTGCTCTTTGTTTCCATTTTTAAATGGTATTTTCTCTAGAACAAAATAAACCTTCTCGCCTTGAGAAAGACCTTCAGCGTGGCGATAATGTTCAAGCATCCAAATATCTTCTTCAGACGCTTCACACACTTCTTTTGCTTTGTTGTGTTTTGCTTTATTAATACAAATAGATGGCTCAATCACCTCAGTAAGTGCCATCATAATAATAATAAAATACACTTTTTCCTCTTAGGGTATTAACGGCGAAAAACCAACGCTCTGCACTAGCGTCACTTCTTCTGCATCCATCCATTTGGAATGTTGATTGGTCTTGGTCCACAAAACACAGATGCTAGGTTTACCAGCAAGCCAATCAATGCTACCAAACAAGTCCATCAAGTCTTCCGAACCACGGTTAATTTTAGTAACCAAGCCCAATCCCACTTCCAGTTCAGTATCGTCTTTAAGGCGCACTAGATCACCTACACTCAAACCAAGTGCTATTTCTTCAGGTGAATCCTTAGGGCACACAACAAAGTAAATAGATTCTTATTCACTTCCGTTAAAGCAAACGTCTCGAAAAACGCCACGAAGCTTGTTTACATATTCACCTGCAATGGGTGGATTAATAGAAATCAACCGTTCAGGCTCGAAAAAAGTAATCTCATCCCAGCCAGTAAAAAAAGCAGTATGTGTAAAAACAAATATTTCATACGGATCACCTGATTCACAATTTCCCACTTGGCAATCAGCTACATTGGTAGCCACTTCTGATTCCGTATATCCTGCCCAAGATTGAGGATTTTCGTCCGTCATCATAATCAAATATGGATAAGCATCATTACGCCAACTAATTCCTGCTGGGTTTGTGTTATCAGCGAGAGCGTATGTTACATCATAATTTGGTTCACTACCAGGGTAGTTGCAATCTATAGCGCCCAACGTAGCAATGAATTGATTTACATCTACAAGATCAATAATAACGCCCCAAGGTGTACTTCCAAATGGACTAACAACAATAGGGAAAATAACTAAAGCGAATCTATGTTCAGAATTCTCAAAATCTGAAATATATTGTCCTAGACCTTCTATGATTGAGTCTTTATATCCGCACATTGAACCAGAACCATCAAACATAAACACCATATCCACTTTATCGTGAGAGTTTAGATTTTCATCTACTTCGCCATTACAGTTGTCATCAAGTTCATTACAAATCTCTTCTATAGGTTCAACAGACCCTTCACATTCAGACCATTCGCCCTCAGCACACGTCGACTCACCAAGCTTACATTCACCAATTCCGGCAAACTCACTATCACCACAAATTTCAATCATTCCATCAATAGTGCCATCACAATCATCATCATAGTTGTTGCAAGCTTCTGGTTGATTAGTAAACCAAACACAATCTCCCCAGTGTCCTGTTTCATCGCACTCTTGAAATCCTGTTCCGCAGTTGAGTGAGTTTCCTTCTTCATCGATAACATCTTGAGCGCAAAGAGACAAAGTAGTGGGAATACACAAACATCCTTCGTCTACTTGTCCATCACAGTTATTATCTATACTATCGCCGCAGATTTCCGGTGTAGGTGAAGCGGCTGTGCATCCAACCCACTTACCGTCGCCGCCGCAAAATTCATAACCCCACCCACATTCAGAATAGCACTCTCTCAATAACTCTTCATCTATTTGTCCATCACAATCGTTGTCAAGACCATCGCACCCCTCAGCGCTTGGGAATGTAGCTGCCGGGCAAAAAATTTCCCCTCCAATGCAAGTTCCAGTCCCTTGAGTGCAAACTCCTAAGTCTGTCATTGGTCCGCAAGTTTGGTAAGTTTCAACAGTATCGTCGTCTACCTCACCATTACAATCATTGTCTAGTAAATCACATACTTCTACTAGACCTGGAGCGACAACATTATTGTTATCATCGCAATCAAGACATCTTATCGAGCCGTCGCCATCGCTGTCTATAATCTCATCTGGTGGAATATAGTTATCACAATTGTTGTCTATCCCATCACATAATTCAAAATTATTAGGAAATCTATTTGGGTCATTATCGTCACAATCACCGTTACACTCCGTGTATCCGTCTTCATCGACATCGTATCCTTCATCAATTTCACCATTACAATTATTATCCTTAAAGTCACAAATCTCTTCTGTACGATATACAATACCGTCGCAGAAGAGATTCCCTTCTTCATCGCAAGCTGTTTGTCCCAAATCGCACACACCACGTGTAGCAATATCGGGAAAATGACTTATCATTATGTTGTCTTGATCATTTAATGCCGTTTGCTCAACCCAGCAAGAAACGGGAGCGGGGCATATTTTATTTAAAGATTCGTCGCATTCGCAACCGGTCAAAACCATCAATACTACTGTTAGCATTAATCTTGTGCATCTCATGTGTCCTCCAAAGTGTCACGAAATTTTATCTTATCTTCTTCTTTTTGATTTTTCAACCATTCATTTATTCGTTTAATCGACGCCTCTATGTAATGCTTTCCTTCTGCATCGCAATAGACACATCCAACGTTTTTACCTCGGCAAATACTGCAAGTGATTCTAACATAAAGTTTTGAATCTTTGAGTTCCATTTATGAAATTACCGATTTTGAAACAATCTTAAAACTTTGAACACCTTTAACCTGCGTTATTTCGTGTTTGATTTTGAGAAGCCCTTGCTTTGTACCAGTAGAAAAAGGTGTAGTATCAATTTTGATCATTATTTCAGAAAACCCTAATGAATCAGACTCTCTTTGAGAATCGAGCGTTACCGTCGTAACACCTTCGATTGCTCTAATGTCTGAAATGATGTCTTTTTTATTGCGACTCATTCTTTTAGCAATGACAAGCAAGCCAATCATTTTATAGCTTTCAATGTCTGATGTTCGTTCTGTATTTTCTTGTTCTTGAAAATGCCGAAAGTTCTCAATGATCTTCTTCATAATACTTCCTTCCACGTTAGCAGAGTTGAAGCAGCTTGTCAATAGCTGATCCATAAATAAGTAGGTAGATAAAAAAAAGACAGCCCTAAAGCTGTCTACAAAACGTGTATACTTCATCGCACAATCAATGCCACATATACTCATTCACTTACCTTTTCTGCTAGTTCAAATTGATTGCGATAGATATATCTAATGCCGTTTTTGTTATTGAATAATAGTTGACAAATATCATATTTTGAGTGTCTTGGATGTTTAGTGATTTCACCCAAGACTGCTAGACCATCTTCATATAGGAGGTGTTTTGAAGTATATTTTACTCCATACTCTATTCCATTTACCTCTGAAAATGCACTCCCCGAACGGATTTCAGTCGCCATAAAGCTTGTGCCCGCTTTGCTGCGGAAGTTTGATTCAATTTTATAAAGAGCACCTTTTTTAATCATTTCTTCTTGTTTTTAGTTTTTCGACCATCCGCCTTTAAACTCATCCCAGGACCATCATCCCAAAAATTCTTGTTCTTTCGTTGGTCAGTTGAGAAACACACAATCATATACTCTGAGGTAACCTTAATATCATACCTCCCCTCACCTCGCCAGTGGGCAAAGACAGGTGCAAGATTGCCATAAAGAGGCTTTCGCTTACGTGGCGGGGGCTGGTTCAAAAAAGCAACACAGCCTTCTACAATTTGGTTTTCTGTTAAATGCTTGAACTTCTCGGGCTCTTTGATTTTCAAATAACCACATACTACCCAACGTTTCATTCCATAATCTGGAATATCAGGAAACATTGACTGGTGATAACGCCCACAACGCTTGTGGATTTTTTCTTTAGGAGAACTGAAAGGGGTCTTTGTTACTTTGACCCATTCACAAGGGATTACATTGTTCATTTACTTACCTTTTCTGCTTTCTCAAGTTGATCAAGATAAAGATATCTGATGCCATTCTTGTTGTTGAATAATAGTTGACAAATATCACTTTTCCGATATTTCGGATGTTTGGTGATTTCACCCAAGACCGCTAGACCGTTTTCAAATGGTTTATATTTTTCAAGATAACACACCGACGGCGCCCCCGTTACCATCTCCATCCCCGTCTCCATCCCCGTCACCATCTCCATCTCCATCGCCGGCGCCGTCTCCATCTCCGTCGCCATCGCCATCTCCAGCGCCATCCCCATCTCCGTCACCATCTCCATCGCCGTCGCATAGGTCCCCAGCGGCGTCGCCCTTTCTCGAAAAGCATCATCAAACAGATAGAGGGCGCCTTTTGTGATTTCTGATTTCATTTACTTATCTTTTCTGCTAGCTCAAGTTCATCGTGATAAAGATATTTAATACCATTTTTGTTGTTAAACAACAGCTGGCAAATCGTAAAACTTGAATCATTTGAATTTGGAATGATATTACCTAACACAGCTATGCCGTTCTCATATTTAACATAAGACCGCATTGTACTATCCTTTCCCAAGGATGCATATTGCGCTCCGCCGAGTTTGTCACAAAGTCTAGTTCGATAAGCATCATCAAACAGATAGAGGGCGCCTTTTGTGATTTCTGATTTCATTTTGAAATCTTCTTTGCTTTCTCAAGCACATTCCGATAGACATATCTGATGCCATTTTTGTTATTGAACAATAGTTGGCAGACATCGAAACCTGATTGTCTTGGATGTTTAGTTATTTCGCCCAAGACCGCTAGACCGTTTTCAAATGCTTTATATTTTACAGGGTAGACCGTCTCCATCAGCGTCACCATCACCGTCGCCATCCCCGTCCCCATCGCCATCTCCGTCGCCATCGCCATCTCCGTCGCCATCGCCGTCGCCATCGCACGCCGTGCTCGAAAAGCATCATCAAACAGATAGAGGGCGCCTTTTTTGATCTCTGACTTCATTTTGAAATCTTCTTTGCTTGTTCGAGTTCATCACGATAAACATATCTAATGCCATTTTTGTTATTGAATAATAGTTGGCAAACATCCCACATTGAATTTTCTGGATGTTTAACAATTTCGCCCAAAATCGCTAGACCGTTTTCAAATGATCTATACTCTCGAAGATAGGTCCCCATCACCGGTTCCGTCTCCGACACCGTCGCCATTATCTTCACCCGCATCTCTCGCGGCATCCCAGGTATAGCTGGCGACCCCGCCCTTTTGCGAAAAGCATCATCAAACAGATAGAGGGCGCCTTTAGTGATTTCTGACTTAATCAGTTCCTCGGATTGCGTCCCACTCATCATCTACTTTCCTCTCTATTTCTTCAAACTCTGCCTCCTTAACATTAAATTCAGCCGCAAGCTCCGTACAGCCGCCAATCATTCTAATGCCAATTTCTGTATCTGCTTCTAAAATGATCGGTACTGTTTGGTGGTTGAGTTGTCCTTTAATGTCTGCGATCACTTCTTCTGGGGCGCGATCCAAAACCGTCACCACAACCATCTTATCATGTCTTTCTATAATGTCAAGTGCCTTTTTGCAAAATGGGCACCCAGTCTTCACATAAGCTTGAAAATATTTCATCCTTTTAAAATCTCCCTGGTATCACCAAATATCTTTCTTTCTAGCTCTAGCTGAGAGCCAACCACAACAACAGACTCTCCAGCTAGAGTCACTAACTTAGATAATTGAACAGCTGCATTTCCAGCACCTTCAACAATTTGTGATGGCAAGCTTTTAACCGCTGTAATATGTTCAGGATTTAACACAATGGTCTTGGTAAAAGAATGTTTTTGTGCTGTGAGTCGTCCGTGTTCGTCTTCACGCATATTGTTCGTTTGCTCTACTGCTTGAAATCTCATTTATTTCTCTCCTTGTCTTTGATTCATAAATGTTACGTGGATTAACATACCAGAACCCCTTATTTGGGATAAATAGTTTTTGTAGCCCGTAAGTGTGCCAATCCTCGATTATAACCCCTAAACTAGGAACTTCTAATCGACTATAGTTCTCAGAAAAATAAGCTGTCGCATTTTGTTCTTTCTCTAAAGCAGTATCAGCTGGTATGTAGACTAAGTCACCTTTCTTGTACATTATTTTAGTTTATTTGCCTCGCCTTGCAGCGTCTCAATCATATTCCCCACTTCTTTGAGAGGTTCTGCTGAATCGGGGGTATTTTCAGCATCGTAGTGACCCTCGACAATAGACATATACTCTGAGATTTGACGATCAATTTTAGCAAGTTCTTGGCGACAAACATCCATATGGATAAGCGCATGTCGCGAATCATCACCCTCAAAAATGACTGAGTGGGCATTATCCAAGATATTTCGTGCAGAAGCAAGATCATCTACGGCTTCAGCGAGGCGATCTCTTACAAAGTCTAAACATTCTTCCATATCCAAAGTAAGAGTAACTTTTGTTTGTGTCATTTCTTTCTCCTATAAAGTTTTAATTCTCGTTCCTCAACCACAATACCTTTAGTATAACCCTTAGGTAGAATAAGATATTTCTTACCACCCTTACGGGCAGAGGGAATGTCAACGTCGACTTTAACAACAAAAGCGAAATCAACACCATTTAAAGTGTTCCAGCTTTTGGTGTACATCTTTCGAGGTTGAACCAATGAATTGACCGGATACAGAGGAGCCTTTTTGTGTTCTTCTAAAACACGCTGAGAATATTGATTATTAATCATTCTCATACAGAGCTTCTCAGAAGGAGTTTCGTCACGAAGAATAGCGCTTACTGCGTGGTGATAATACTGCTGCCCTTTACTAAGATTAATCTTTTCATAGTAAGCAGCTATAAGTTTGGCATCTTTCTCAATTTGAGTTCCACAATACTTTTTAGTCCATTCGGCTCTTTCTTTTTCCAAAGACAGCTTTGCTTCTTTGAGCTTTTCAATGATCATTTCTTTGTTAGTGTCTGAAAACTTCTCTTCAAGTCTCGCAAGATGTTCGTATTGCTTATCAGTAATGTTGCCTTTTCGTTCAAATTGAATTTTAATACTAGGAAGAAAAGTTCCGAACGCCCATTGGTCCAGTTTAACCAAATCTTCGGTCAAAAGAGCATCAATACGAGCAGGGATTTTTTTAGAATAGTGTCGTTTTGGCATAATCGTATCTTACCATAGTAAAATTTCTTTGTCAAGTATTTATTATCACACCTCAACAACAGCGTAGTCCGTTGTAATCAAAGCACAAGCAGCCGAGGCAGCATTTTCCAAAGCGCAACGGGTTACCTTTGCAGGATCAATAATACCCTTCTCAAAGGGATTGACATAATCTTCGCTCACCAAATCATAAACTACAGGTTCATTATCTGTATCACTCAACAAATTCCTCAATTTATCAATAATCACATCTGCTCCAGCACCGGCATTTTCTAAAATTTGTCTTATTGGCGCCTCACAAACTTCCTTCATCACTTGGATGCCTGCTTGTTGCTCTGGGTGAGTAGTTTCTACGTCCTCCAGGGCGAAGCGAGCGGCTAGGAGAGCCACGCCAGCGCCTTCAACCATTCCCTCAGCCTGAGCAGAACGAACGGCTTCTAGAGCGTCCTCAATGCGATGTTTTCGTTCAATCATTTCAACTTCTGTTTTTCCACCGACAAAAATAATAGCAACGCTGCTAGCCAACCGAGCAATGCGAGCTTGAATCTTTTCACAAATGTATAGATCATCTACTTCCTCCAATTCAGCTTCAAGAGAATCCAAACGTACCTGAATATTGTCTGAACTTCCTGCGCCATTAATGATAGTTGTCTTATATTTGCTCGACTCAATAGAGTCAGCTTTACCAAAATCACTTAATTTAACCGATTCGATATCCCGAGGTTCATTGGCGCTTTCTGAAAAGAAAGTTCCACCCACTGTGAGAGCCAAATCGCTCAAAATCTCTCTTCTTTCTTCGCCATATGCAGGAGCTTTAATAGCTGCCACTTTAAGAGAACCCCTCAATACGTTCGCAATAAGAGCCGCAAGCGCTTCATCCATAATCTCTTCCGAGACAATAATCAAAGGTTTCTTTTCTCTTGCAACCAACTGAAGAGCTGGTAAGATTTGAGACACTTGATTGATTATTCCATCAGTTACAAGAAAGTATGGATTTTCATACTTCATAAGGTTAAGGCGATCATTAGTGATGAACTTTGACGACGCCACTCCAGCATCAATCCTAAATCCTTCCACTACTTCAACTGTTGTCTCCATAGCTCCACCCTCTTTGATGGTGATTGAACCATCTTTACCTATGGAATCGACCGCTTCACCAATCATTCTACCAACAACTTCATCGCCATTGGCTGAGATTGTTGCAATATTTATAATATCGTCAAGACTAGAAATTGGATGTGAGATATTTTTGATACCGGCGACCAAGGCTTTGGTTGCAATATCAATGCCGCGCTTCACCTCAATAGGAGAGTTACCTGCAACCAAGTGCCGATGTGCCTTGGCAAGAATAGCACGTGCCAAGACAGTAGCGGTCGTCGTACCGTCGCCACCTGAAGTGTTTGTTTGTTCTGCTGCTTGTTTGATAATGTTGGCAGCGGCATTTTCAAATGGCTCTTCAAGTTCGACAAAGCGGGCGACTGAAACACCATCCTTAGTTACGATAGGCGCTCGACCAGCCTGATTGAGAATAACAGTTCTGCCGCGCGGTCCCATTGTAGAAGCAACGTTATCTGCTAACTTATTTACTCCCAAGAGAATCTTTTCGTGTAATCCAGAGCCATGTGCATATTTTTTCATTTGTTCCTCACTGTTTTTGACAGTATCAAGTTGAAAATGGTTTGTTAAAGAAGTTTTTCAATGATTGAATCTAGGTCTTCTTCGTTCGTCAAGTCTTTGTTGGATTTTGCAATGGTCAATTTGACAGCAACGGTAAAACTGTGATGTCCATTGTATCCCATTTCTGGCTTAATTCTAAAACGGATATTAGCTTTTTTACCCAGAACACTGAACATTGGAATACCCAACTTCTGAGAATCTTCTGCGTCAAAAGCGTAAAGACCGCGTCCACCGATTTGAATAAACTTATCGCCTTTGCGCTCATAATAATCCGCAATGCTCTTAAAATCTACAGGGACAATAAGGTCGGTCCTATTTCCAAACCAAGCAGTCTGAATCTCTTTCTTAAAATCTCCAGTGCCAAGATTAGGATTGAATCCAGTAACAAATCCTTTTTTCTGTTTTACTTTTTCATCATTAACATCTGGGAACTTGGCAAACTCATTAAGATACTCTTCTAGGTATTCTTTAAACAATCCCGTAAAAAGTGCTTCATTCTTTTTAAAGCTCACCGTCGGGGAAGGTGCCCACCTCTGTAATTCGATACTATAAATCATACGAAACTGACCAAAATCTGCACCTGACGAAGTTTTAGCTTCAACCGTCATTACCCCATTTGGTCCAGTAATGGTGAGATCAGAACCGTGACCAGACCCAGCTGTAGTTACAGTGATTCCATATTTGCCATATTTATTTGAAATGAGATTAGAAAGCTGTTCCTCATAGTCGGCACCAACTTGCGCTGCTCTACCAGTACTTTTGTCTGGCTTAACGACAATATAGGCTGAACCTTCTTTTCTTGAAAGTTTTTTGAGCATCCCAAACGTACCGCCTCGAAGAGAATCAAACTCAAACCCCAAAGGAACGAAGATGTCTCTGAGTTGAGTCATCAATGCACCGCGATCAACATCTGGAGCAAGAACTTTAACTTGCGTTTTGTTTACTTTGATGTCAAGACTAAGATCGGTAAGCATTTTGACAACCAGTTCTAAGTTTTTATTCTTATTTTTCTCTGACTCTTTTGGAGGCTCAGGAAGTTCAGGCTTGGGTTCTTCTTTTTCTTCCTCTTTCTCAGTGTCTGCAATGGCAGCAAGGATCTTGTCTGTCTCGATAGCTGTTGGAGACAATCCTTCGTCTAAAACATTTTCAACTGTTTCTACCAATCTTTGGAAAGAGAAAGGAATCTTGCTGAAATGTTTTTTAACTGCGGCTTCCCAACTCATGAGTCACCTTCCAGCACATCTTCGATTACTTTATCAAGCGCCAACCCAGCAGGATCTGACTTTGTCTTAGTTACGTGATAATGACCAACAACACCTTTAAAAACTCGACCCGTAACACGCTCATCAGGTCTCATAACAAGGTTGCCTTCCATATCGGTTGGGACTTTCAATGGAATATTGTGAGCACTGCATAGAGATTTGGTGAGAGCTTTGAGAGCCTTGATTTGTATTGGATAAAAACCAAGCATCGGAGGCAACTTAACGCCATCCAAATATACATTCTTCACAACAGGACGCTTACCGAATCCGTGCTTGATGTACCACTTCTGATGCTTGAGGTCTACTGCATTAGCAATCTCTACGCCAACGCTTTGAGTATTAACTCCTCTAGCGTGCCAAGCAATGTGTCTTGTGTCCATCAATTGATAGATTGTTCCATCATTATCAATAGCGAAGGCGACTGAAAGTCCTCTATTCTTTAAAACATTTGCCATCATCTTGGATGATAGACAGCCGTCCCAATGAACCACAAACATCTTGACAGTGCGGTTGGCTTTTCTCTTTTTGTATTGTTTTGGTTCACAAATCAAACCACCGGGTTCATCCCACAAAACGACTTTATGCCAGTCTATCTCAACTGGCTCGCCGTTACATACAATATGATTAGAGCTTTCCTCTTTCATCATCTCTTGTGTAATAGAAAATCTATTTTCTTTTCTTTCAAGTTCTGGAAATGCTTTCTGCGTTTGAGAATTTAGAATAGCTTCCAGAATCTTATTAAATAAATCAATTATCCATTTCATTTTAGTACCTCATAGAAGAGGTGTTGCCACTTAAATGATGATGTCGGCAATACCGAACTCAACAGCCTCTTCAGCAGACAAATAGTTGTTTGTCTTCGTATTAAGTAGGTCACAAACTTGGTCTTCGGTCATTGAGCTTTCTTCCATTAGAATCTTCTTGTATTGCTCTTGCATAAAAAGAATCTCTTTGGCTTCAACTTCGATTTCGTGCATATTGCCGCCAACACCACCAATGACGCTATGAATCATTACGCGACAGTTTGCCCCAATACGACGCTTGCCCTTAGTGCCAGCTGCCAGTAAAGGAACACCTGCGCTCATCACTTTCCCAATCCCTAGCGTATGAATATCCATTTTTTGACGAATATCTCTCATCGTGTCATACACAGCCAGCATTTCAACTGCCACGCCGCCTGGAGTTGAAATCAAAAAATCAAAAGGCTCATAAATGGTTTCTTTTTCAAGTTCTTCTTCTTCAAAGGAAAAGGTCTCATCCCCTTCTTTATGGGCTGCTTCTAGCTGAAGTTCTTGCTCTTCAGTTAGGTTATATTTTACTTTTTCACCCGTATGAGCAAGACCCATCATTGAAAATACAATGTCTGCCGCCTTCTTATCAGTCAAGGCACCATACAACCCAACAATACGGAATTTATCTTCGTCAACTGTTGGAAAAGCAACAGAATCATCAATCATTTCATCACTCATATTTTTCTCCTTTGAAAAAATTACTTGCTAAGACAAGTGCGCTTGTTGTGTCCATATTCGCCACAATTTCCGCATTGTCGCCCTCTGTTTGGCTTTTTAGCTGAAACCTTTGCGATTGCTACCGAACTTTTACAAGTACGTGCATTATGACCACGCTCACCACATTTGCCGCACTGACGTGTGCCAGCCTTAGTGCTCTTCACGACCCGATTGACGCCACAAGTGCGAGCATTGTGTCCAGGGGTGCCACACTTGCCACAAATGCGCTGAGAGCCGCCAGAGGCACTCTTGGGACCAATCTTGACGTATTTCTTAACGTTTCCGTTTTTGTCTACCTCGATCAAAGGAAACTCTTTGAAAGCTTTCCCCCAAGAGATAAAGTTTTCTACGGATTTAAAATCCTTACGAAAGAAAAATGTAGTCTCATTAGTTTTGCGATTGTAGCCATCTCCAGCTTGTTCCCAGTCTGACATTACCTTATCAACACGGGCTTCTTCACGCACGCCTTTAATACCAGTTACTTGAATACGATACACACACTCAGATGCGTTCTTTTCCACTGTGGTTTTCCAAGCTTGCCCTTTAATCGCCATTGTCATTTTTCTCTCTTCGTTCAGGTTTCATACATCCTACCATAGATCATTCTAAGTGTCAAGTTCAAAGAAAAAGCCCTGGGGGATTGATGCACACCCAGGGCTTCGTAGATTTCACAAGTTTATCCATCTACTATAGTTTATTCGATTGTAAGGCTCCAACCAGAGCGCACGTTCATTGTAACACAGATCATTCTGTTTGTCAAGCCTTTGTCTCTGCACAAACAAAAAATCCACCTTTCGGCGGATTCTCTGTGATTCTTATTTTTAACTTGTTAGACTATTTCTTAGCTACTCTGCGCTTGCGTGGGCGCTGTACTCGCTTAGCTGACTTCTTCGATAGTCGAGCTGCAACCTTTTTTGCGATGCTCTCAACCAAATCTTCCTGCTGGACTTCTGCTGCTTCTTCTTGAACATCAGCACCTTCCTGCATTGCGTAGCCACGTCGATTAGCTTCCTGTTGGAAAGATGCATCATCAACTTCTGAGAGGTTGTATTGATTTTCTACAACTTCCTCTTCCTCTTCGCCGCCAAGACCGGGATCGTCGTCCATTGGCATATCCGCTGGAAGTCCACCGCCCATAGCTGGCTCGTCACCCATTGGAGGTGGAGGCAGTTCGCCACCCATTTCGTCTCCCATTGGCTCGGCTCCGCCTGCAACACTTACTTCAACGCCAGTCGAAGTTGTGATTGCTTGAGCAATCGCTGCAACAAGACCTTCGAGATCTACATCGCCGCCCATTTCGGGACCACCCATTTCGTCGCCCATTGGGGGAGCAGGAGGCATATCGTCCATTCCACCAGGACCGGCATCACCAGCTGGCTCGCCCATCATATCGTCTTCTTCTTCATCTTCCAAGCTGTCTAGACCTTCTGTAACATTTCCTTTACCCTGAAGTTGTTGTCCGCCGTCAGTGCTGCCCTTTTGAGGACCCTTGCTAGTGTTTTTGTGGTCTCCTGCGTAACCGGTGCCAGGAATCTCAAGCTTACCATCTGGGGAATCTTTTGGTTCCTTACCTTGGTTTGAAGCAATACCTTTCTGCTCACCGTCCTTGCCAGCGCCTTCACGGTGGGGACCAGGACCACTCTTGTCGAAGTTATCCTCTTCCAAGGTGTCTTCATTCTCATCTAGCTCTTCGCCTTCAGTGAATTGTTCCGATCTCTCTTCAATGAAGCTTTCGGTAAGAGGAGCAATTTTTGCAAGCTTGCCCCATTGGCGTACTGTTGATTCCGCGATCAAGTTTTTCTTTGACATTATTTTAAATCTCCTCTTTAGTTAAAAAATGTTGAATCTGCAAGTAAATAGTGCGTAAATAGCTTAAAGCGCCAAAACTTCTATTGTGTCAGTTGTGAAGTGGGCTGAACGTGTAGCCTGCGCATTTCTACAAGCATATCTCTCTGATTTTCTGATACTTCTTTCAATACTTGCGTCTGGAGGGAGCTTTGTTGAGCTAAAAGAACAACAGCTTCGGCATTTTGTTTAATGATCTCTTCAAGTGACTTTCTAACATACCAAACAGGGACACCGTCGGCATCTTTCCTATCGTGCCACTCGTGAAGTTCTCTTACTTGCTCATTGGTAAAGTGATGATCTTCATCGTGTTTGATGAATAGAGTCTTCATCTCTTTCATATTAGATTCTACAGCTTTTAGCCTATCTTCAGAGTTTTGTAGATTCTTTTGCCTCAGCCAGTCAAATAGTGACTTAGCCGCCATTCCGAAAACCATCAAAACTAATCCAATAGCTGTTATATCTTCCATTCAATGAGCCCTCACGTAATGCATTAACTAGTCGGAGCATCGGGTAAGATGCTCGATAGTTTTTTATTAAGGATTCGTTTACCAAGTTTTATTTTTGTCTTCTCTTCGATCTGTTTTACGCGAACAAAACTAATACCCAAACGTTCACCAACTTGGCGGAGCGTCATAGGTCCATTTACCCCTATTGATATGAGAGTGCAATTAAGTTCCTTTTCATAATCTATATGATATCTACATTCCTCAAAGGGACAAGGCTCCTCTAATATTTTACAACAATCTGTACAAGATCTCATAGCTTTAACTCCTCTTCGATAATATCGAATATATCTTCTACTTCATTTGGATTTAACCCAAACCTTTCCAATGTTTCATCAGAATCTTTACGTTCTTTATTGAGAATCTTTTGTCTGTTCTTACGAAAATATTCTTTCTTCTTTTTGTATGCAAGAACAAAATCATCCAAAAGAGGATTATCTTCAATGAAGCCCAGTGTGATTGCTCGATAAAACTCAGCCCTGCTAAGGCTCTCGTGTCTCAATTTCACAATCAAACGAGCAAGGTTGCCATCCTTATCTTCAAAACTGATCATCCTCTTTTCTTTGCCATATATGTGATCTGGATTCATTTAACATACTCAATGTGTGTATGCCCTTCCAACACACCAGCGCGTGTTTGTTTGTAAGCCTCTACTCTCTCTCTAAACTCAATAATATTGCGGGCTCCAACATAGGAAAACCCACTGCGGATCCAACCTGGGATTGGTTCAAGAACCTTATCTACACCACCTTTATATGGAATATCAACTGAAATACCTTCAGGGGCTGAAGTGGAACCTCTCTCTTTTTGAACTTGACGAGAAGCCATTCCACGATAAACCTTTCGCCCACGGGAGAAGCCATTGCCGGACTGATGAACAATACCAGGCGTCTCTGTAGTTCCAGCCAACATTGAACCAAGCATCACGAAATCTGCCCCAGCTGCGAAGGCTTTCAACATATCTCCTGATTGTCTAATGCCACCGTCAGCGATGATTTTAACATTACGTGCCAATCCCATATACTGAGCTTGCCCAACACCTCTCTTAGCATCAATGATTGCTGTAAGGTTAGGAGTTCCAAAGCCTGTTTGCAAACGTGTAGAACAAATGGAGCCACCACCAATGCCAACTCTCAAACTGTCAGCACCCCAGCGCGACAAGTCTTGAGCAGCATCAGCAGTTGAAATACTACCTGCCATTATATGAACTTCGTTTCCATAGCGTCTTTTGAGTACTTGGATAGCAGTCTTCATATGAGAATGATGTCCGTGTGCTGTATCGATGCATAGAATCTTTACTCCATTCTCTAGAAGAGCGTGCGTGCGTTCTAGGTAATCACCAGTCATACCAATGGCAGCAGCTTGAGCATCAGATTCTGAAACAATATCGACTTGTTCTTCAATCGTATTGAATCTGTGAACGATACCTAATCCTCCGTGATTTTGCATCGCAATCACCATATCACTTTCAGTCACAGTGTCCATAGGAGAAGAGATTACAGGCAATCTCATTGAATGTGAACCAAGACTACAAAGCAAAGAAACATTCTTCTCATCTCTATTTGGTATTTCGCTGTATTTCGGTTTCAACGAAATGTCATCATATGTAAGACCTTCAGTTATTTTCATTTGTTCGCTCCTCGACTCGCTTGTGAAAATCTTCTACTGTTTCTTGAGCTGCCTTCCAACAGTCAGGACAGTATAGATTAACAACATCTGGCTCTCTACGTACTGTAACGTGCCAACTTGCAACCTCTTCAATGTTTGACTTGTCGAATGGCATTTGACAGGTGAGACACTCATCCCCCATTTGATTGAACAAGCCAACTTTCTTTGTGATGTCCTTTTGAACTTCTTTGAGAGCTTTCTTCCAAGTGTTCTTCTTAATTTTCTTTACCATTATTTCCTCTCCAATGTTTTAATAGCTTTCCAACCTTTATGATGCTTTCTTTGCCCTTTAGCAACCCCTATGAGACAAGAGTTGTTGAGCCCTCTTTCGATACTAAATTTTCTTAAATTTGTTGTAACAAACTTTTCTCCACTTGGAGAATACAATTCGTACATTGGTTGATTCTTTTCTATTTGCTCTCTCGATTCTTTTACCTTTTGTGGAGAAAAATCTTCTTGCAAATAACAAAGCCACCTCTTGTGATGCAACTCTTTTCCTCTAGCAACATTATTCATGTGCCAAAATGTTAATTTCTCTTCTCTACAAAACCTTCTCAAGCTGTAAAATTCAAACATTTTTCCTTCTGGTGATATTGCAATCCACTTTTTGGAGCGCTCTCTAACCTCTTCTTCAGTTTTAATGGTCCCAAACATTGGATTTTTCTCGCCAGTCATTTTTCCTTTAAGAGATTTTCATATTTTCTAACAGCTTGAGCAAATTTCGTTCTATACATCGTACTCTCAGAAATAAAAGCCTTTTGTAAATGTTCTCTCTTTCTCTTTTTAAGAGAACATTTGGTTTGCCCTACATAAACCTTTCCAGATGGAGATGAAACCTTATATATTATTCCTTTCTTCAATCAAAACCCTCCCAAGTTCTTTCAATTTAAGTAATTGCTCAGGGAGAATCTCCCTAGTTGTTATGATACAAAGTGCTGACGGAAATGGAGCAGAGTTTTTGTGTCCTCCAAACTTTAATCTACGTTTAACAAAGAGAACATATCTAGAATTTGGAAACAACAGATCTTGAAAAAACCTAGTTTCAACTCGTGCAGGCAGCAACATAGCCACCAATGTGTCTTCCTTTAACCCTTCTTCGACACATTTTTGAGACCATTGTTTATTGGCTGAATAGGGGTTGTTTACAAATGATGTCTCTCCACTCCAACTCTGAGCAAGACCGTCATCTTCCATTGTGAAGTATTTATCACATTTATGATTCTCGTGGGTTGCGCACGGATCAAGTGTGAAGCCAAAAATCTCATTCAGCTTATCGTAAAACTCTTGAGGCGTAGCCCATTCGTCGCTCTTCTTTGAGAACATTACTTTCTTTGTTGATTCATCCATCGATTTTCACCAAAAAGTCTTCGTTGAAAGAATAAAAACTACGCCTATCTGGGGGAGTTAGCTCAACTTGTTGCGTTACGTGATTGATATGACTATCATCATCAAACTTCACACTACACCTAAACTTCTCTCTGTAATAGTCCACTTCGCAAACAGTCGCTTTAGCGCCTTTGACGAGAAAATGCTTTGAACCTATCCATCCCCAGGATTCTTCTTTATTGATTTCTGGGGTCTTGGTTAGAATCACCCTATCCCCTTTTTTGAAAGGAGCAAACCTTTCAAACAGCACTTTAATGTACCCTTCAACTTTTTCAAAGTAATAGTCGGGTCCGTATTTGCTTAACTCTTTTCTCATCTCTTCAGAATGTTCTTTTATTGCTCTCGCAGTTTTTGCGTATTCCTCATAGCTCATAGTTTACTCCTTATTTCAAACTCATCTAGACTACAAACTTCCTCATCTGGCTTGCCATTCTTTATTCCAGCAAACAAACCAAGCTTGGGCATTTCACCATCCCACGGACCACTAAGCATTTCAGCTTTAGTACCTTCGTCAAACCAAGTATCAGCTTTAGCGATATACTCAATCACTAGAGTCGGTGCTCCCAAACCCACTAGAACCACGATTGCTCATCGTGATAGGCTTTTGTTCGTTGAACAGTTCGTTCGGAAACTTCTCTGTCATACGAACGTGTACAACAGGATAGATCACAAACTGAGCAATCTTGGCACCTGGTTCAATAATTTTATTGTGTTGTGAAATGTTGTGAATATCGACCTTAATCTCTCCTTCATAACCAGGATCAACCAAGCACCCGCCAACTACCAAACCTTCTTTAGAAGCTAGTCCTGAACGATTCTTTATTTCTAATGCAAATCCGTGAGGAATAGCAATCTTTAGACCAGTAGGCAATAGAACTTTGCCTAGAGGAGGAAGAGAAATGGTCTCTTCTTTGTCAGGACAATAAAACACATCCATTCCAGCATCACTAGGGTTGCTGCGCGTTGGCGTCTTAACGTTCTTTCTTACTTTTGCGTATTCTAAAATCATTTCTCTTCTCCTTCAATAGTTTCTAAAGTAACTTCGCCTTCTTTTGTTACCTTTAGGTGAAACTTGCGTTCATCGTTAAAAATCATCTGGTCAACAGGAGAAGTAACAACAACTACTTCGCGCATACCATCTCCTAAAAACATTTCAACTCTCTTCATTTCCAGCATCTTTTTCGACATCTTCATTTTCTCCTTTTGTGTTAAAAGATAAGAACTTCTCTAGCCTTCTTGGCTTCAAACCCGTTTTCAGTCTTCTTGCGACGCCCAGCAGTATAGGTTACATCAAACTTGCGTATTGTATCGTATTGGCAAAGAGACTCAAAAAACAAATCATCTCCGTCTCTATTGGATAGAAAAGCTTTAGTTCCTTTAGATTTTGCAAGATGCAACAAGTTAATAACTCTTTTCTGCTCTTCATCATCAAAATCAACATTGTATTGAGTAAAAGAATTTCTGTAGGGTGGATCTAAAAACAAGAATGTTTCTGAACCCAGATATTTTTCAACACAAGAGAAATCTTCATTTATGATGATGGCGTTCTTTAGAGCCTTGCTCCAATAGTAAACATCTTCTTTGTTGTAAACTTTATCTTTCTGATTCAAAAGACCAGCTGGAGTACCAAACCTATTATTGGTGTTTTTATTAATTTGCCATATGCCGTTGAAACCTGTCTTCATAAGAAAGTATAAAACAGCTGCTTGTTTGATACTGGACCATTCCGAATAATGATAAGCATGTTCATGCCTCAGATCATAAAAATATTTAGCTCTGCCATGAAACTCTTTAATTCCATTCTCCTTGGTGGCTGGACTTTTTTCTAACTTTAAGTATTCTTCTGAGAGTAAATCAACTTCTGTAGTAAAATCTTCAACATTGTTTTTGACAGACTTGTAAATATTCATAATATCAACGTTAACGTCATTCAAAATAAAGGTTGCTTCTGGATTTTTTTCATAAGCCCATAAAAAGAGGGCGCCGCCGCCGAAAAACGGCTCGACGTAAACATTGAAATCATTAGGAAGAAAATCAAGGTATTTCTTAATCATCTTATTTTTTCCGCCAGCCCACATAAACAGTGGTTTGTGTTTTCTATCTTTCATTTTTCTCCTTTATCTTCTGTGAGAGCATCAATATGACTTTTAGAAATGAGCAACATCCATATCATAATAAAACCATTAAAGGCAAACCAAACGTATTTTTCTGCAATGAAATATTCATAAGCACTTGAACCATTCCAGGCTACAAAAAACGCTGCTACCAGCAATACTATACAATGAGCAACAATCATTATCCCACCAACTTAAAGTTATGAGAAGCTGAACGAGTGGAAAAACCCCACTGTTCATCATACTCTACACGCCCAACATATGGACGATTAATGTAAATCTTAGTTGAATCTTTAAAGTTCCAACACTTAATTTTCGTAATCTTGCTAGAACTGTCTACACATTCAATAATCACGTATGTACTTCCTCTCTTTGTTTTCTTTTTGATTAGTTTGCGCGGAATAAACCATACTACATCATCTTCCTCTGGATCAAAATCTCCAATAGCTGGAATACCACGCTCTTCAAGACGCTGAATAGTTGAATCTGGCATTACTTGTCTAATCGGAAACTGACCGATCAATTCCACAAGGTTGCTGATTTGCTCCTCTTTACTAAAGCTTCCTTCCTCACGGAACTCTTCTGCTGTAATATTGTCTTCCAAATCCTTAGGCTTGCGCGGACGCATTACTGCAACAGCTGTCCAAAAATGCTTATCTCCTGTGAACCTCTCATCTTGCAGGCACTTCAAAGCACCACTCCTGCATAATACATCAAGGTTCTTTTTGTTCAACTTACTGTAAAGCACACGAGGGTGGAACAAGAACTCCTCAATTGTATTGAATGGGCGATGGTCTACCACTTCTTTCATTGCTTTCTCGCCGAATCCTTTGATCGAAGTGAGGGGCTGAATGAGCGTCTTTCCATCTTCAGAGATTTCCCACACCGCACCAGACTTGTTGATATCCAAAGGCATTATTTCAAACCCTTGCCCCTTAGCGATGCTGATGGCTTTTTCTATATTACTCATAGTTTTTTATCCTTCCAGGAAATGTTATTTACGATATTTTCTATCTTATATGCTGCTTTCATTTATTATTTCTTAGCAACCTTTTGGTTGTCTCATAAGCAGAAGAGCTTAGTTCTTTTCCTCCTCCATTTGTAAAAAAGCTGCCATCCACTCAACAGTATAATAGTTCATCAACCAAGCACATTGATATGAGAGTACGGAATAAGAAACAGCGTGCGAGTTACTAGTTAACACGCCGTTGGCAAGATAATATTGATGATCTTGATGCTCAAGTTCGAGATCAAATGTTTCTCCTTCTTCATTTTCTCTATAAGCAATTATTTTCGCCATATTCTTCTCCTAAAAAAAATATACCAGGCTGTCTATTGTACAGCAATTCATTAAGTTTGTCAAGACACTTTTCTGAGAACTCTCCTTCACCACGATAGTCGTATTGAGAAGTCGATATTCTTACAAGAAGAAACTCTTCTTTAAACGCATATTTATTTAGAGCTTTATCTTTCAGTACAACGTTTTTTAATACCTGTTCTCCTCTTATTGGTTTAAAATGGTAAGGTCCGTCAACTTCAACGATCACTTTGTTCTCTTTAGAAATTATATCTACTTGTTTTCTTCTGGTTTTATTCATAGAGAACAAATTGTCTTGAATCTGTTGATTATTTTTGAATTCAAACTCTTCAAAAAACTCTATTAAGTATCGAAACAGATCTTTCTCTGGTTTTGATTTGAATTTGTGCATCTGCTTGATACACTTCTCATAAAACTCTTCAGGATTTTCTTCTCTCCATTTCTTAAGACGCAGCGCGCGTTGTTCTTGAATGTCTTTTCTATTCGAAGTTTTCTTGGCTGTTTCCGAAGCACGGTAACGAAAATCTTCTCTCTTGTTCAGATTTCCTAAAAGTTGTGAACGTCGTTTTCTTTCTTTCGGATTGTTTAAAATAGACCTAGAAACACTTTCTCCCATGTGTTTAAAATATTCTTTCAAATCAGTACCTTTCTCTTTTTCTCTTGTAATCCAGTCCCCATTTTCTTTATTTTGGTTTGAATAATTCTCTTTCGTCGGCTCCGATAAAGTCTGTCCAGAATACTGCTCTAATGTCAAATTATGATTGTTTTTAATGTGTTCTTTTAAGTTGTGTCCCCAGTATGAACAATTCAAACATTTAATTTTTCCTTCTTGTTCTGCTTTTTCTTTAGCCTCTGCTAGAATAGAATTTCGAAAAACACTTTCAGTCTTTAAATATTCTTCACATTTCTTACCGTGCTTATACAAACCACTCGATGTTTTTACTTCTTTTCCGCAGACACAACGATATCCAAATCCTCCTCTAAAATTTTCCACAAAGGAAGCATTCTTCCGTCTCTTACTCGAAACTTGTGATTCATTGTGCATTTTACCCTTTCTCCCGTGTCTAGTTCAAATTCAATCAATTTTAACTTACCGTGATTGTGGTTCTCTTTTACTGCCACAAAAATATCTTCTTTTGTTGCTTCGTCCCTAGAGCGAACATAATCGCCAGGAACAACTTCTTTGATTGGTTTATCTCCTACAAAATTTCCTTCTACATCATAAATAGACACTAGTTCGGAAAAGTGCAAGCTTTTATTAAAACCATAACCTGAGAAGAACTCAAACTTCTCCCACAAATCATTTGCATCACTTGGCAGAATGCCTTTTTTAGCTGCACCATCGGAAAACTTCTTGTGCAACTTTTCTGTCAACTTCTTAGAAGCAGCATCACGCTTGATGATTACCTTTCTAAGCTTATTACCTTCATCAAGTGACAAGTCCTGCCCAATCCTATGTGCAATCTTAGCAATCTGTTCCTGAAAAATCAAGAAGCCAAAAGTTTCTTCCGTCTCTGCTTGGTAATATCTATTAGGATATTCAACGCTTTTTGGGTCGTTTTTTGCCTTAATGTAATCAACGTGAACGTTCGCAGACATGGGTCCTGGTCTGTAAATGCTTGTTATTGCTGAAATATCAACAATGTTTGTTGGCTTAGCTTTGGAACAAAGTTTTTGAGCGCCGTCATTCGTAAATTGAAACACACCTGCCCAACGCCCTTCGTGAAAAATATTAGTGTAGACGTCCTGATCGTTGAGGTCGAGGTTGTCTGGGTGTAGTTTCGTGTCGTAAAACTCCTTAACCTGTGCAAAGGTCGGCTCTTTAATGTCATAGTGTCTCTTCAAAATGTGAGTAATCGCCACTTCCATCATACGAAGAGATGCTAACCCAAGAAGATCAAACTTAATAAAACCTGAAGGTTCTAGGTGCTTAACATTCATACCCTCAGACCAAGGAGTCTGGCGGACACCCTTAGAGTTGATCAATGGCATCCACTCATCTAGGTTTTCAGCAATCACAATACCGCCAGCGTGGCGTGAAGCACTCTTAATAGAGCCGTGCAAACGGGTAACGTGAGTTTCAATGTGAGGATATTTCGCAAGGAAAGTTTGAAGACTATCACTATATTCCATCACCTCTTTAAAGGTTGGAACATAGAGACCTGCCTTGATGCCGTGAGCAGCCTTGGCTTTTGGCGTAGCTTCGTAAAGCATTTTATTAGTTACTGCGTTTGTTTCAGTAAACGGAACACCATAGAACTTACCAACATCCTTGATAAGACTGCGCAGTTGTAACGTGTTCCAGTTTGAAATAGGAACAACCACATTGTCCCCCCAAGCGTCGATGAGGATATCCTTCAACTTCATTGGATCTGAAACGTCGTGATCAATATCAGGAAAGCCATTGTCTTTCTGATTCTTGGTCATAAAACGTTCGAACTGAAGATCCCATTGAATGGGATTGATTTGTGTAATCTTCAAAGCATAAGCCACCAATGAACCAGCAGCAGAATTATGAACAGCTTTACCTTCCACATTGTATGTGTGAGAAATCTCAACTGTAAGATCGTGAACTTTTCCCTTATAGGGAACTATTTTTTTATTTACAATTTTCATTATGAATCCTTTTTGCTTCTTTCCACAAGTCTTTCCCTATTTCATCGTCAAATATCATTCTAGATATCATTCCATTTACTTCACAAAACTCTTCTAAAACTGAAAACTTTTTGTCAACTTGTTTCTTGTTATTGTCATACCATCTGCCCCGTCCCTTTACTTCTACAATTGTATTCTCATTCTACGAAACTTCAACTACATCATCATCTTCAGTTAAACTCTGTGCTTCTACCCACCCTCTATTGGAAGTTAGAAACTTATGATCCAGCGTACATTTCACTTTTTTACCATCTTCAAACTCCAGTTCAATTATATCTTCGTTTATGTCATAAGAAAGTGTATCAATCACCTCTCGTTTGTTACTAAAAGCATCAAGAACGATATCACCAATTTGAATCTCTTCAATATTTAGAAACAAATCGTCTGCCATCTTAACCTTGTTCCCAGGCAGAAAACAGCCGCGAGCAGGACCGGAGAGCATTACTTCGTTACCTCTATCTACCAAAGCTTTCATAGTGAGGAAATACTTCGCAAAGCCATTGATGTTAATCACCTCAAGCTCCAACTCAAGGCGATCTTTATATTCTTTCCACTCTTTGCCAGTCAGTTTGAGGCGCTTCTTGATTTCAAGCAAACCTTCGTTGGCAAGCTTAATGAATTCTTCCTTTGCTGTGGTTCCCTTTGGAACAACAAAGTTGGGAAGACGAATCTTGTTGTCTGGATAGAAGCTTTCAATGCGCTCGTGTGCAATATTGCAAGTTTCTTCCAAAGAGGCACGAACCAAATCATCATCGTACTTCACACCTTGGGCTTCAGAATACTTCTTGTATGCCTCCCACATTTGTTCGCCATTCTTTGGGTAAAGCTCATAACCAACCTCATCAACATTTTCAGGGAGATTGGTATCAACATCTTTGCTACCTGCCCACGCGAGGCGCTTGTAAAGAAGGCGATCTTTCCAAGCATCAGGATTTGGGTAATGGCTATCTGCTGTAGAGATCAAAGGAATGCTGTATTCCTTGCACACCTTGATGATCATTTGATTAAGTTGGTGCTGTTCCTCAACGTTGTTCCATTGAAGTTCGCCGTACCACCTGTCACCAAAGATGTCGAGCATATTCTGCGAGGTAGCGCGCATTGCTTCCAACACTGCGTCATCACCATTGTCTCGGTGCTCCCAGAAATCCCCCGCATACACTCCACCCAAACAGGCTGAGGATGCAATGATGCCTGAGTTATGCTCTTGAAGCATTTTATAGTCAATGCGAGGAAATCTGTAAAAGTTTGGAGTCTGGTAAGACTGTGAGATCATTCTGAAAAGGTTCTGAAGTCCTTCTTGGTTCTGTGCCAAGAGAATCATATGACGACGCTTGTTGATGATATTCTTGATTGCTTGTTTAGATGCTCCTTCGTCTTCAACAGTAGCAGCAGACACTTCCGTTCCGGTGTCTTTCTTGCCCTTCTTTTTTGAAGCAGCTTTTTCTGCATCAATCTGTTCTTTGTCTTTTTGCCATTGCTCAATAGACGGATGGAAGTATGCTTCAACGCCATAGATTGGTTTGAACTTCTTGCCGTCCTTTGCTAGCTTTTTAGAGTGGAGTACCTGATAAGGCAAACCATTTAGATTTCCGTGATCCGTTAAAGCTAGTGCATCAGAACCATTTTCAATCGCAAAGTCAATATGTTCATCTGGAAATCCCAAACCATCATACACAGAACAAGCAGAATGCGCATGTAGTCCAACAAAAGGTATTTTACTCATTTACTCTCCTCTTGAATTGTTTCTCTTTTTACTCGACAATCACACGGACATTGATCACAATGCCAACAAACCCCAATGCGCTGGATCTCTTCACTGCGGGCTTTGATTAGCTCAAACATAACGTCAGGTGGCGGTAGGCGAAGTTTTTTATCAATCATCATCTTCTCCAATCGGGTTAAACTCTTTATATTTCAAAATGCTATTGGGTCTTCTAACCCACTCTCTCTCTTTAGAACCAAGATAATCGCAATAACCATCCCAGTCGCCGATATTGTAGTACCACTCTACCGGTCCAATGTTCGCTCCCTCTAATATAGCACTTCCAAAAACTTTGTCAACAGTAAAATGGCGTGCGCTCCATCTTTGTTCAGGCGGTAGGTTCTCAAAACCCTCTTCAAAGCTATTTCCTGGTATTCTAATGCCAGTTCCTTCGCGAATAGTCCTTCTGAATCGTACAAAATCTTCTGCATTAAATGTGAATCCAAGATACTCTCCATCTGCTACAGTCTTGCCGTTCCAACGTACAAAGAATCTCTCATGCGAAGAAATCTTTTCTCTATACTCTCTACGGATCTTTTGACAAGAATACACACCATACGGAAATGCTACATAATACTTATCTGGCACGACCCATTGACTGATCTTCTTAGAGATATGGTAAGCCCTACTCGCACCATAGATTACACTCCAAGGTAAGCAATCTCTTTTGTCTCTATCTTTAGGATGAATAGGAACATAATAGATTGGAATTTCTTTCTCATTATTTTTAGCATCCCAATCAAATCTTTTTCTCTCTTGATAGAGCCAAGCAGGATCTTTAACCCAATCTCCTAACCTGTGGCGAATGAGAGGTTGAGCTTCTTTGTGTAATACAATCCATATGGTTTCACAACCAGCACTAGCGCACTCATACACGGCGCGTTCGATCGCCATATAGTTAGGCGCCACGGGCATCAGACAATCGTTCCACGGCATTTTAAAGTCCAACGGCTGCGCAGCCACGGGTATAATACCGGCGAGATGAAAAGCCCTCTTATTTGAATGTTTTACTTCAATATCACTCATAAGGCTCTCCTAATATGTCAGCCCAAGTTGCCAACTGTTCGTGATTTGGATCTTTTTTGTTGTATTTGATTAAGAGTTGATCTTCTCTTTTGGTGTCGCATATGCGAATATCACGCTGCACAGGCTCTATTTTAGGAGATAAAAATCTTTGCTTTCCTTTGTAGAAGCCATCTTTGCACCCGTGAATGCCAGCCTTTTTCATCATATTGAGAAGTTTTAATCTCACGTAGGTTTCAGAATATCCATCATCATTTAATTGTTTTTGTTTCAAATAAGAAAGTACAACTGCATCTTTTTTATCGTGTTCTCCCTCAATCCTATCAGAGCGATAAAAATAAACGTGTTTTACAAATCTAGTCTTAGACTCAAGAAAATCATAAGAATGACACATCCCACGACGAACGTTGATCCAATCAACCACCTCAAAAATCGTATTTTCTTTCTCAACAAGAGGTTCGTCATAGTAGTTTATCTTCTTTGCTTTTACTCTAACAAAATAAGGCTCTTTGCCAAAAACCTTGAGCAGTCCGTCATCTTCACGATAACTTGTCACCTTGTCTCCAAATGGAGCAAGACCTGAAAGAGATAGCAAGAATGCCATTCTCTTCCAAATCTCTAGCTTTGATTCTCCATTTGTTGTTTTATCGAAGAAATAGGGAAGGCGTGGTTCAACCCAGAGTATTGGTTTTGACTCATGGTAAGCATAAAGCAACGATGAGAGACTACCACCTATTACTATTTCATCGTATTCATACTCATGAGTGTTCACGAATCTCTCTGTACGCCTTCACAGTGACAGGGAACAAGTCAGTGACAATTTCCAACATAGCTCTAGCTGGACGAGCGATCTCTTCTTGAGCGCCATCGTGGTCTCTAAGATTGATGAACTTCAAAGCATTTGCCAAATTGACTGTGCCGTAATACTCGGTGTACATATTTTGTGGAAGTACACCACGAGCCTGTTCTTTGCAGATGCCTGCTTCAAGAAGTCTTTGGTAAAGATGAAGAGCCTCTTTATGAAAAAGCTTAACAGCGGTTGCAGCATCAACAGTGTCTTCTTCGATATCCCAAATCTCTGGATTAATCAACTCATCAGCATTGCTTGCTTGACGGTTGGTTTTGTGTTGAGTTCTGAAAGCGTTTGGCTCATAGAACTCAATATTGAAATCTGTGTACCTACGGGAAATCTCGTTATAAGACCACGTACGATGCCTGTGGTGTTGCGAACGAGTAAAGAGAGGTACCTTGAATCTGAATGTAACGGAAGCGTGTTCAAATGGACTTGTGTGTCCGTGCTCAATCATATATCTGATGAGTTTTTCATCTGAAGCGTCAAAGATTTCTTTGTGTTTGCCAAAACTGACACGAGCAGCATTACAAAACATTAGATCGGAGCCGCAATGTTGGACATAGTCAACAGCACCGATGCCGTCGCCGTAATCAACATATAGATCGATGTGCTTGTTATATTTCTCTCCAGAAATTCCTTCATTCATAAAATCCTCCTACAGATCTTTAGTTATTATTCTAGCCACCAAAGCTATAAGCAAAAAACTTCCAAAAATGATTAAACCAGACATTACCCCTTTACGCGGTACACGATATCTGGCTTGCCCTTTTCGTATGATTGGATTTTAGCCATCAATTCTTTTGGCACTTCTTCCATTTTGTTATATTTTGCTAACTCTTTAGCATAGACACTGTTGCGAGGATCCCAAATGTTAACAGTCTCGTATTGCCAACCATCAGGAGCGTACTCATCATTCCAAGCATCAACACCGACGACCTTTCCAAAACCATTACTTTCGTAAAAACCAGTTAGAAAGCCATCAAAATGATCCAACTTTGAGCCACCATTTCTGATAGCAGCAGTCATGAGAGCGGGTCCTGCACCTCTTACGCCTGCGTTGTTGTGTACTGCCACAATATCACCGTCACTCTTAAGGGCAAACCCGATATTATAGTTTTTTAATTTAAAAAGCTTCATTGAAGCGAACTCACCCAAATCATAGGGTGTCAACATTGATTCTCTTTTGGAAGAATAGAGAGATTCAGCAAACCTGTGCGGATCTCCTTCTTCCCAAATGTCTTTAGATATTAAATCAATAGCACTCGGATCATCATCGCCTTCTTCCAAAAGAGTAAGACCTTTCATCAACTCCTGATCTAAGAATCTCTCTGCATATTCAGCAGGAGAGCCTCTGCCTGGCTCTTGTTCTATTTGCGCTTGTGGATCAACCAAAGATTCGGCAAGCATTTGCTGCGCCGATAATCTCTGATATTGTTTCCATTTTGATTCCCATTTTTTATTCATACAGTAAATAGTTTATTGGTTCCCTTCTTCAAGAGTGACCACTCCAATGATGTAATTTTCAAGAATTGTCAGAAAATGTTCTTCCTGTGTCTCAGAACGACAAATAAATTCTTCAACCATATTTGATTCCACAAGTACCAAATCATCTTCCCAACAACCTACAGTAACATCATCTGCCTTGTCGATGACTTGATATAGACCGTGAGCTGACTTAGGCGCTTGTGACAATGGTGAGTCTGGTAAAATAATACCATCCGGTCTTTCTTGAGGTACCTCAACAGAATCTTTATCGAGCGACTTTAAAAGAATACGTCTATTTTTCGGTATAAACTTCATTGTTTATCAATCTCCTCAATCTTGTCTTCAATGTGACGTCCGAGAGAATCGAAAGCTTCAACACCCTCTTCCATTAAATCGGCGACAAAACGTACACCGCTCGCAACAGTAGTAACACCCACAAACACACTCGTGTTAATGGTTTGAACAATGTTGCGAGCGATTTTACGTGATTTTCTCATACTCGGTTGATTTCCTTTTGGACCATATCAACCATATCTTGAAGAGCTTCAAGATCAAGATCGTTCTTGTGAGCACGATAAGCTTTAAGGACCATACTCATCTGTTCACGAGTAAGCCACTTGTTTTCTGCATAGTTTGCCTTAAGAGCCTTCATATGCTCGCGCAATGGCTCCATAGTTCGATCTACGGTTACCATTTCCTTAAAGAAGTTCTTCAGATGATCTTCTTCCGATAGCACTTCTTCATCACCACGTTGTTCTTCAGACATTTTACCTCCATGCCTTTGGTTTTACTCATTCTAACACAGATCATTCTGCTTGTCAAGCTCTTGAGAAGAAATATTCTTCTCCTCTTTTAATAACCTTTCTCTAGCTTTTTTAAAATAAACATCATCTTTTTCCACACCGATGAAACTACGTCCTGTCCTAATGCAAGCTACTCCAGTTGTAGCAGAGCCTGCAAAAGGATCATAAACAGTGTCCCCTTTGTTAGAGTGCTTTTTTACAAGTTCTACAAACAAATCCAATGATTTTTGAGTAGGATGAAACCTATCTTTACTGTGATAGATTGGGAAAGAATAGATCCCGTTATCATAAGAACTGTTAAAAACAGGTTTACTTTTTTTGATTGCTGTTAATGCAACCTCTCTAGCATTGGTTAGATAGTTTATCTTTGAGTTGATTGGAACAGGATTTGTTTTTACCCATTCAATAAATCTGATTTGCTTAAACTTATTTTTTTCATATTCTTCTTTCAATTCTTGTAATTTCCAAATATCATAGAATACTACACAAGTTCCTCCAGGCTTTAAAATCCTGTAAAACTGACTAACAATAGCATTCAAATCTAACGACTCTTTATCCCATTTTCCAAAATCATAACTCATCTTAAATCTATCTATGGTGTTTTCACCCTTTGAATCAAGAAAACCAGTCTTTTTAGAAATCAAATATGGAGGATCTGTTAAAATCAAATCAATTGAGTTATTTGCGATTGTCTTAATTTGTTCTAAGCAATCCTTGTTTTCTAGTGTATACAATGGTTCCATATTTTTTAATTTCCTTTTCATTTAAGATAGCGCCGAGTCGCTGGTCTGCCCTATTTTTTTTGTTGTTATATGATTCCTCAAATTTTGGAAGTAAAATGTTGTGAACGTCTTCTCCGCTTAGGCGATAGATTATTTCATATTCATATCTATCCTTCAGTAGGATACCAATAAAGTGGAATTTGGCATGAAGTGTTTTATCTCTAATGCCTTTGCGCTTGCGCACACCCAAGGTCGCAGGGCGACCTTCAACTTGCTCTTTCCAAGTTTGATGAATTGAGACTCCATTATATGTACCCTGGACACTTTGGTTTGAAGTTTTTTTATATTCAACATCTTCGCCGTTTTCGTCAAGGGCGTCAGCACCTTGTTTTTGCTTGCCTATTTTATGACCCAGTGCGTTTGCCATCAAAATCTCTGGAGCATGATCGTTTGCGAAAGGATTTCCCCACCCATTTTTCAATGATTCTCGTACTATTTCTTTATACAAAAGGGCGAAACGACCCTCTGCGGTATTTTGGGTGCCATATTCCTCAATGAATTTTTTTACCATTGTTGTCGTCCTTCTTTTGAGATACACTAAAGATACCACATCAAAACGTTCAAGTCAAGTCATTCTGTTTGTCAAGCTCTGATGCTTGATGTCTAAAATACTCAGTCATTCCGTACCATTCTTCGTAAGTGTATCTATTGCTTTTTGAATTGTTGCATCGCCAACAACATACAACTAAATTTTCTTTAACATATCCTAGATCAGATTTTTTCCTGTCCAAGTTATATTTATATCCATTTTTCTTAGTGTTAAATTTTGACCACTTAATGTCCTCACCACAATAAAAACAGTTTTTTATTTCCACAAATTCTAAAAACTCTTCATAAGAAAGAAGAAAAACAATTTCCTTTCTAATTGATAGACTTTTTACATTTTTATAAAGAGATTCATACGGTCTACTTCTATTACAATTTCCTACAATACGAGCTTTATTTAGCTTTATTTGATTAGAACAATATCTACACAATCTACTTTTTCTTTTTACAATTTCACTTTTTGTCCCTTTTACTTCTCCTTTACACTCGTCACAAACGAAAAAATAAACCCTTCTACGTGTATTGTTTTTTCCTACTGTTTCTATAACACTCCTGGTGGATTCTTCTATTTTATAGGACATGCGCCGCCATCACAACCAATCTGATCTTCTGAAATATCTTCTTCTAAGATAGAAGCATTAATGATTGGAATCGTTTTGCTAACCATATCATCATATTCTTCTTTTGATATTTCCTCAAGAGGAGGTTGTACAAAACCGTGTTCTTTGTGTAACAAGAAAGACAAAGTCTTAATTTTAGAATTATAATTCTCTTTCATCCACTCTTTAATACCTTCCAATTCTTCTATTTTGTAATAAATGGTAACTGATACAGAATTATCTGACCATTCTTTTTGTAAAGTTTTAACTATTTCTAATTGTTCAATAGCAGAAAGATCTTTAGACACTACAGTGTATTCAGGAAAACTACAAGGAAATTCCACTACAACAGTATTGTAATTTTCTGTGCCGTCTAAGTTTTTAGCATATTCTACTTTATAACCATTTTTACGACACACCTCTACTAAAGAACTATCAGAAGCGATGCGTATTCTTCTAATATGATAAGTAGAATACCCAGGGTGGGCGCCAGGAGTTACTCCTGCAAGAAGACTTAAAGTCCCACTTGGCTTGACAGTAGTCAGTTTTATACTTCTTGGAAAATTGTGCTGTGTACTATACTCTTCATCAAACTTGCGAAGTTTTTTATATGTTTCATTTAGCCAACTTTTTTGTTCTTCTGAAGACATACAAAAACCAGTAATTCCAATCCCCATTCTCATATTTTTATGAACAATGTCTTCGGTTTCTTTTTGATGGCACTTTAAATTCAAGCTATGTTTGTTGATTCTATACAAATACTTAACTACTTTTAACAACTCTTCTTTAGAAGAAATATTAGGCAAAAACACCTCTGCCAAACAACAAGTTTCTCTAGATTCAAGACCTTGTTCAGCACAAGGATTAAATCCAGCTATTCCCAAATCTTCATATTCTGTTTCTCCTGTACGCCCCATTCTTCTTGCATTTTTAAGATTTATCAACCCATAAGGTTCTCCGTTTCCTTGATATCCTTGCCAAAATAAATCTGGCAATTCATTAAAATCATTACATACAACCGAATTATTCGAATTAGAACGCCAGTTAGGAATATTACCTAAATCCCAACGCTTAGCATTTAAAAACTGAAAATCATCCATGTCGCCAATAGCAATTTGTGCCGACCTTCTGACATTTCCTGCAACCACAATGCTGCCAATGATATTCATTATATCTAAACAATCAATAGGACGTACTTTTTTGCCCTTTCTATTATCCAATACTTTGCAAATGTTAGCGATACCTTCGACTAAAATCTCTGGTCCACTAGCTGTTCCTCCAAAAGACTTAATAGGAGTTCCAGCACCTCTGACACATATTGTTGAATAAGAAAACCCTCTACCAGATAAAAAGTATGATTTCAAAACCTTACCCAACAACTTCACCCACCCTTGCCTCGAATCAGGAACAATAAAATCGGCATCTTTTGATTCTATTCTTTCTATGACAATCTTTTTCTTTTGAACCTTTGGTATTTGATAAACATACTCTCTCTGAATATTGAAACCAACTCCAGAACCCAACATTAAAGCATCCATTGCCCAAGTAAAAGGTTCGATAGGATGGTCTACTGTTGTAAAGGCACAATTTTGTAAACTTAATAGACCAAGATTGTCAACTGTCTTAGTTCCAAGTTGCCAAAGAAATCTTCCTGCGACGATACCTTTCAGAGAAAGAAATATCTCTCTTAGTTCGTTCTCTTCTTCCTCGGTAAAGTTCGTTTTTAACTGTTTTTTACACCCTTTCAAAACTCGTTCAATAGTGTCAGAAAATTCTTCTTTGATGTCGGTCCCTTCTTTCAAGTTTCTTGAATATGTTCTCTTATAAGTAATGTAACCGATTTCGCCCCAAGGTGTTTTTATTTCGTCAGACACTTGCATTTAATTTAGACCTCCCTAGTCTTTGTTTTTAGCTTCTTTAATCTTCTTGTATTTCTCTTTCATACGAAGTTCCTGTTCCTTAGCAGATGCTTTCTCAATCTCATCCTTTGTTTCCCCAGTTGGTTCATAAACCTCAATCTTTACACGAGCAGTGTCCATAAAAATTGGGCAGATGACCCCATCAGGTCCATATCGGTTTTTGGCTATAAAGTATCTACCACTATTGGCTTGTTTGTCCGCAATCGTCCTTGAGCAAGAAAAAATGAAATCTGCAACGAAGCATTTTGAGAATGCCTCAGAAATTGCCTCCATCGTAATCACTTCAGCGTTTAAGCCAGAACGATTAGTTTGAGACGCAGTCCATACTGGACACTTATAAGTTTGCCCGATTCCACGAAGCTCTTCATAGATAGTTTCTAGATCATTGCGTTTCTCTTTTGAGTACCTTTTTGGCTTCAAAAGATCTCCGTAATCAACGATTATTAAATCTGGTTTGAAGCCTCTTTGTATTAAACGTTCAATATGGTTCTTAATAGTCTCTGTAGAAGCTGATTTCGTGGGATATTCTTTGATTATCAGCTTACCTGGAACATCTTTGATTTCGTCGAAAACATCGTCTTTCATTGCCCTCAAGGCGTCGAGTCCAACGCCAGTGATTCTAGCATCATAACGAAGCCCAACCATCTCGTCAGCAAGCTCTAAAGTGTAGTGGACGACGTTCTTACCTGCGAGTACAGCAGCTGCACCCATGTCGACCAAACACATTGATTTACCAGCGCCAGTTGGAGCAATAACAACTCCAAGGTCGCCAGACCCAACGCCACCTTGAGTTAGGCGATCAAGAACATCGTGACCAGTGGAAACTGGATTGCGCGCCTTAAACGAGTATCTATCTTCAAACTGATCGATGAACTCATAACCAACATCGTTATCAGAGCCAAGCTTCAGAGCATCGTTAACGATCTTACTAATCTCATCAAAGTCAGCACCTTCCATTAAATCGATGCTTTGAACAAACGCTTCCCTCAACTTCTGCTTGCGACAGAAGTCAAGAGACTTTTCTTTAATGTAATCTTCATCAACACTCTTCACCGCACCAGACGAAATGCGTGCAAAGAACTCTCTAACCTGCTTCTGAATAGAATCGTTTTCTTCTTTGATATCGTTTCTTAGGATGGTTTCAAAAGAAGGGCGATTCGGATGTTTACCGTAACTTTCTTTAAAGTCGTAAACCAATTTTGCAAATAGTTGTAAGTATTTTAGTTCAAAAAAGTTAAAATCAAGAACTTCTCCTACTTGGTTTGCGAACGGGGCGTCATCTAAGATCAGCTGCGCAAGGCGTTCTTGAAAAGATTTGCCAAAACTTGCAAATCCTGTCTTTTCTTTATTCATCTAGGGAATCTCCTTGAGTTGGTTAGTATAGTACAGACTTTTTTCTTAGTCAACCTCTTTGTTGTCGTTAGCTATTCTGTTAAACAAAGCGAACAACTCATCAAACTTAACAACACCAAAGCCATCTTGAATAGCATTTTTTACAAAATCAGTTTTGTTCACTCCATAATAAGCATTGTCGAAAACATAGTTGACACGCTCTTTAGTTTGAAAGGAGATACTGGGAGAGCTAAGCTGCATCATTTTCAGATTGAACTTGACCGTATCAAGATTAGACAAAATAGATTCATAGATCTTGAGTTTGCTATCTACTTTTTTACAGTATTCCTCGACATCACTGATTTCATATTCTTTCTCTTCTCTCAAGAAAGGGAGACGCTTAGCAACCGTAGGCAAGCCAACTCCTTTGATTCCAGGCAAGTTGTCTGATGAGTCTCCCACCATAGAGCGTGCTAGTGCGAAATTGACAGGATGAATATCGAACTTTTCTATGATGTGGTTCTTGTTGAGCACTTCACTTTGTGTTGGTCTGTATATGATCGTTTCATCGTCGGCAAGTTGAAAGAAGTCCTTATCAGCTGAAACGATGATCTTGTTCCATCCTTTAAAACGAGGCATTTGACAAGTCAAAGCAATCAAATCATCCGCCTCTACTCCATCTTCCATAAGTTGAATCACAGGGGTAAGATTGAGATATTCCATTGTTCTGTTTAACTGCCAGAACTTATTGTTCTTCTCTTCTTCATCTGTCAAGTCAATGTTTCGGTTGAGTCGAATAGGCTTACGTCCTGCCTTGTAGCCCTTATGCATTGTTTTTCGCTTCTTGCTGCCACCTGCGCCGTCCCACACAACAACAATAGCATCTGGCTTGATTTCACGACATAACTTCTGCATCCCCTTGAAGAACCCTTTGAGCCCTCCGAGTGGCTGACCATTAGTTGACAAGCTGGGGTCTACGATATAGAATCTCAAAAAATGATTCAACGCATCAATAATCATTACTCTCTTAGTCATTTTTGCCTCTTTAAGCTTTAATCTTTATCTTTTTCTGTTGCGACAGCTTCGCGCTTGAGACGATCTTCTTCTTTCAAATCTTCTGGTGTCTTATCGTAGAAGTCGTTCGCATTTCCCGTCTTTTGTTCAAAAGCCAAAACAACGTCACGCATCAAAATATCCATTACGGTTTTCTTGAACTCTGGATCAGTTTTCATATTTTTGACAAAACCATCTTTCTGCCATTTCCAAGTTTTAGCTGGAGTTACAAGCTTATTCCAAGATCCCAAAGTAACCTCATCGGCACCTTTGATTGCTTCCAAAATACTCTCTTCATCCATAACCCCGACCCTGTCACCCCAAAGAATTTTGAACTCACAAATACGACCCTGCGAGCCAAATCGAGATTTCTCCATTCTTGCTTTGACATAAGAACCCACTCTAAATCCGTTGTCGTCCAAGACAATCAACTTCTTGGATTGAGAGCCAGTAAGCCAGATTCTAACGCTACAATGAAACTCAGCTGCTTTACCGCCTGGAGCAATATAGCGCTGACTGTCTGTAGCGTATTTTGCATTTGGAATACTTGCTAAACCTGTAATATTGGTCTTTAGTTGATTCAGAATAACGTATGTAGATTCTGCCTGTTGCAGCGGCATAGTAAGCTTTTTTAATGCCTTAGATTGAATCCTTGCTGTAACACCAACCGATGAATTGGGGTTGTAGTCACCTTCGTTATCTGATTTGCTTGGAAGAGAAGCCAAAGAATCGAGAATAAAAAGAAACTTCTCGTCGTCGCTGCGGGTATTAAGCATTCCTTCTATCATTTCATACCACGTTTCCAAGTCGGGTGGCTGAATGTAGATGATCTCTTCAAGGTCAACTCCAGCGTCGAGCATAAACTGTGGGTCAATACCACCTTCTGGGTCTGCATACACAACAGTCATTCCCAAATCTTTCTGAGCATTGGCTGCAATCTGCAAAGCCATGTATGATTTACCAACAGACTGCAATCCAGCAAACTCTGTGATACGCCCACCTGGAATACCTGCCATTTGCCCCCGAGCGATGATTGCATCTAGCCACGTTGAACCAGTGCGAATCCAATATTTAACATCTGATGGACTTTCCTCCATCAGATTGAAGGCAACTTTGCCTCCTGCGAGTTTGTTAAGCATCTTGCGGCGTGCTTCGGCATCTACTGCATTTGGTTTTTCTTTACCTTTTACCATTATCCTTTCTCCTAGATATTAAAAAAAGGGGGAGACCCAAATGAATGGATCTCCCCACAGACACAAGACTCCTACGCAGACTTCTTCTTTTTACCCTTCTTCAGGTCATCAAGAGCGCCATCAACGCTGGTTTCCTCAGTTGTGCTGCCTGAGAATTTCTCAACATCAGCACCTTCGTTTTCTTCTGAGTCCATCCAAGCATCAAGCATCGCCTGAACCTCAGCTGTAGATTTACGTTCGTAAAGCTCATCAAAATCAGGCAAATCGCTCAGCAACTCAGCACATTTATCCTTACCCAAATCACCACAAAGTGAACTTGGGTTACGCGAATAAACAAGCTTAGTGCTTGGGAAGTTGCCATCACCTTTTTCATATTTGATAGTAAAATCAGTTCCCGACTCAATATCTGTAATATCTCCATATTCAGGATTGAGACACGTACTCAAAAGATCTTGGTAAACAGATTGGCTGTAAGCCCAGACCTTAACAGTAGGCTCTTTCTCATCGCGAAGAATGATTGGCGAGTAAAAACGCTGCCTAACAAAGAGCTTCTTAGCCATCTCTTTGCTGTCGTCGTCGCCTTCATTCCATAAAGAAGAAGCAAACTCACATACTGGACAATCTTCATCAAAGTTTCTTTTTGGACAAAGAACGCTTTGTTTGCCTAGATTGTAGTGAAAATGCTTCTCCTTGAACGGATCTCCATCCGGGGTAGGAATAAGACGAACTTTGGTTTCCGAATCGATCTTCGGTTTCCAGGTCTTTCCACCCTTGTTTTTTGCTGCGTCCAGTTTGGCACGCATTTTTTTCATATCAATAGCCATTATTTAACTCCTTTAGTTATGATGATGTGGAATTGTTCACATCACCTCAGTTGGTTTATTTCTTCTTCTTTTTCAACCACAATACCGACAACGGTACCCCAGTTGAAAGCTCGGAATCCCTTTTTATCAAGATCCCAAACTAGTTCTACACCTTCAGAGAAGTTCTTGGGTGCGGAATCCCCCTTTGTCTTAGACTCTGGGAGAAGTTCAGAAGGCACTTCGTTTAGCTTGACGAATCGCATATTGCGAATATCGCCGTCCTGCTTTTCAAAATGACCTTCGTATACTTTCAACAACGCCATATCTAGTTATTCGCGCTAGCGTTTACGTTAACGCGATCAACGAGTGCCTGAGTGCCTTGCGAATGCTGGTATAGTTCGCCAGTAACAAGTGAAACATAAACTCCTCCAGCTGTATACCTATCAAGCAAGTTCTCATAGTTTACATTAGCATTGCGAATATCAGAAACCTTCATATAAACGCGATCATCAAGACCACTAGAAAAACGAAAAGTCTCTCCCGTATTCAAATCTCCAAACTTCAAAAAACCTTTTTGAGTTTGAGCGCGGGTATTAAAATTAATTTTAGACATTATTACTCCTTTGTCTTATATTGTGTGGCTATGATAGCACAGATCATTTGTTCTGTCAACTACCTTCATCAACAATTTTTGTGTGGGCAAGAGTGTACACTTGACTACCTTCATAATCTGTAGGGTAGATTCCAAATGATACCTTAATATTATCAGACATCTTGCTTTTGATCTGCTTTTGAACATCCTGCAACAAATGTCCTTCATTTTTCAATATTTTATCGCTAATAGCGTATAGAATGTTTTTGCTAGTGATGTGATTCATAGGAAAGAACAGTTTTTCCTCTCCTGATTCTACATCCATTACTCCAAATGTGGTGATTCTTTCGATTTCTTCTGGCTTGTTGAGATTCCCCATTATTGGAGTAGTGTGTTGCCAAATATGAATCATATGGAGAGTAGATGCAATCGCTTCATTGATTTTCTCAAAATAATCAGCTACTGTTATTTTTCCCAAACTCTCTTCCACACTTACGTTATTTACTAAATACAATCTTTCAAACAAACCAGAACGAGCAAACTGTTGAAACACTCCAAGTGTTACTCTCTCTTGCAAAATGTCATCACCAAATAAGAAATCCAGATCTGGTTGAACATATAGGACAGAGATTTTACAGTGATTAACTTGTTCTAAAATCCGTAAAGAGGCGCCCGAAATCATTCCCGATCCACCTACTATAAGTAGTACGTCGCCCTCGCAATCGGCAAGAAAAGCCTTTAAATCCGGGCAGTTATCCTCATATTCCTCAGGTTTTTGACACTCATTTAGAACGAAAGAACGGCTGCTTTGAGCCCAACTTTCAGTGTCAATGAAATAGATAGAATACTGCGGAAATTGCTCAAACTGTTTGGCAATCGCACAACCTGCGTGTCCTAATCCGACAACATTCATCTCTCTACCCATTCAAGAACCACGCCATCATTAAAGCGCCCTTTTGATTCTGCTTTTTTAAAGCGAGCGTCAATGACGTTAGACAAAGCAATGCCATGAGCCTTCAGAAGCGCCTCAAACACCTCAAGTACATCAGCTGCCTCTTCATTGCAAGGTTCATCTAAAAACTCTTTCACTTCCTCAAGAAGCTTGGTCTCTAGCCTCTCTTGATATTCAAAATGATCCTTCGTTAGGCTCACTTTGTGTTTGAGTTTTTTTCTGCACAAGTGTTCAGAAATCTTATCACGAACCAACTTATCATAGCAAGTGCGTTTATCCATTGTGCTTTTTCTCCTCAGCTCTTTATTCAAAACGGTCTCTTTTGGAACCCTACTCATACTTCAAGCTCCTCCAAGTTGCCAAAATCTTGTCCAGCTGCTACGCTCACCTTGAACTTACCAAACTGGGTATCTCCAAATACTTTAGCTATTTTGTGAATCATTTCTTTTTCATCTACGTGCAAATCAACAATAACCGAATCGTGCATTGTAAAAGCCACATTAGATACTTTATCCTTGAGTAAATCAAAAATCTTCACTGCCTGCCTTTGAACCAAATCTGATGTAGTACTTTGAACAATATAGTTCAGAGCGTGATGATGATCGGCTTCGATCCTTCTTCCGAAGGGGTTCTCAATATAGCACCCATCCCAAAACTTGTCAAGCACATCTTTGCGATTGTAAAAGACACCAAATTCACGTTCATCTGAAGGATTATAGAACCAAGCCAAAAACTCTTTCTTGGCTTCGTCTCTTGTTTTGGTGCCTTCAAAGATTTTGTCAGCGTTCCATTGATGAATATCACCTGCTGGCTGCTCCCAACCTGCCAATGCTAAAAAAACTCGTGGTTCTGCTGCATTAAAATCATACTCGATAAAGAAATGATTCTGCGGCTTTAAGACTGACCTATATTCTTTATTCATAGTCAAGATGGGAAAGCTATTTTTCTCTGTAGTCAGTCTGCCAGTCTTTGTTCCGAACTGGTTAAATCCAATATGCTCCCATTCGTTTAGTTTTTTCAAGAAGTTACGCGCTTGAACATTAGATAGCTTATTTTTCAAAGCGCGCTTATCTAGGGTAAGTGGTAGGGTAGAAATATGTACCAGCATTTTGTGGAGAGCCAATCTGTGGTCATAATCCTTAGGTTTTTCAAACTTCTCAAAAATGTAATCCACAATCCTACACTGTGTATCAAAATATTCAAGGAGAAATTGATCTGGTACCATTTCATATAGACAGTTATCTTTAAGGCTAATTTTGGCTTCCGAGAAAGAACGTAAGAAAGCAGCCATTCTTGTGCTCATCTTTTCCCAACGCCCTTTCAGCTCTTCTGGGCAGCGGTCCAAATCCATTCCGTGTGGGTCTAGAAGGAATGCATATGTACAATCTTCGGATTCCAAAAATGGCAAAAACTTCCACGTCTTCGTAAGATTCGGTGGAAGTTCTTTTTCATAAATCAACTCGCCGCCAGCGTAATAGCCAACGCAAGATTCTTTATCATCTAATGCTGCAAATGTAGTCAGGTAAGTCTCTGTAGATTAATAAAATGATAGTTCCTCTCTTTGCGATTAGAACCGGACGCCAAACGAGTCCTACGCTCAAGATACTCTATAGCTGTTTCTTTGTCAAGTCCTTTTAGGTACAAAAATGCATTTCTAACAACTTTTTCGAACTCAACTTGGCTCCAAGTTTTATTTTCCTCTCTTGCTCTAATGAAAGCATACATCCTTAGCCAAAATTCTTCTGAATATTGCTTGTCTATTTCTAACTCTGTTTTGGTCTCTCGAACGATTTCGTTATTAAGGACCACAACGCGACCTGCTTCATCATAAGAAAACACTGGCTCTACTAATATCTTCTTTCCAGAAACGTAAGAGTTGTAAAATTGAATAATATAAGTCTTAAGAGCAGCTAAATCCAGCTCAAAGGAGGTATAATAATATTTTTGAAAAAGAGTTTCTGTATTTAATTCGAAAGCGTCCATATAAGGCTTCATCGCTGGAGAACCAATATCAGCTACAAGCCGCCACGGAGCGTGACGGTCTACAACAAAACCAAACCTCTGAGCCGTTTCTTTAAAAACAGGAAAGTTAGGATCTTTTAAATAATCTTCCACTTTGGGTTCGTCATTAGCGTGAGAACGAGCACCCAACTCCACAACCAAGCCAGATGTTTTAGGATCAGCCAAGCGAGAAATAATCATTTTTGAACGAGTCAACGATAACAATGGAGTAACAGAATCAATGAACTCAGTAAAAACGCCTATAAAGGTTTGAAAATCTTTTATCTTCTTTTCTTTGCGCTGGCTAGAAACAAAAACTTTAAACTTTTCATAAAGCGTAGTCATCAATACGTGATAAGCAGTATTAGTGCTCGTCCAAGCATTCACCGGATTGATGACCGCATAAACACTGTCAGGTTCAATACCGTCTCTCGCGCTCATTACATTAAAAAAATCTCTCAAATCTTCAAAAGCATCTACTACAAAATTCAACAAAAACAAATCAGGTGTGCCAGGAATTTGCTTTAAATAAGTTTCTGAAACGTGGACTGCTTTAGATTCTGGATTGATTCGTCCATAGAAGGTTTTCTCATACCAAAAATCAATAGGCTTAGTATCACCAATCAGGGGTGACTTGAATGCCACCATTTCATAAAGCTTTCTTTGGTAAAAGGTAGCTCGTGAGGTAAGGCTGTTTGAACCAACAGGCTCGGTGTTGGTCAATAGAGGCTCTTCCTTTGTAAGGTCCATTTTAACCATTATGATCCCACCTTCTTAAATCCAACAATAGATTTTAATGTGTCGAGTGCTGAACTTTCTGTGTTTTGCCCTATGTCGCCACCTGAAGGCTTTACTTCATCACTTTTAGCTTTTGTTGTCTCGACCTTTTTCTTAGTTCTCTTCGCCCTAATAGAGTTGGGGAGTTTAACATCTCCAATGTCTATTTTACCTGTGGCTGGACTGGTCCAAACAAGACTTAAGTCTGTTTGATATAAACCAGATTCTACACGATCTTCCCTTTCGAGGACCATAAAATATCCGCCTATTCCTAGTTCTTCGACTTTGTCTATTAGTCTCAAACTATTGTTGCCACCACCCAGTGAAGGAACAAGCCTAACCTGATTTCCTACCTCAAAAAGATTATTTCCATACATCTCTACTGTAGCGTTGTAAACCTCTCTCAACACCTTGGTAGAACCTTGTGTTTCATTAAAGTTGTTCGCAATATTAGCTGCACGAATATAGGGTTTATCTGCTCTTTTAAACTTAATCTTTTTGACGACTCCACGTTCGTTGCCGAAAAACAAGTGAAATATTCCGTTTTCCTTGTCGATATCATAATCGCCAGTTAGTTCCCAAGGGTGGTCTACTGAAGCGTGTATCAAAACATATTGTTCCATAGCAACATCGCCTGACAAACTACGTGTCCCTTTAGAGATAAAAGGAGTATCTTGCAAGTCTTTTAACTCAACTCTAGTGCTTTGCTTAAAGATTTGATTTCTTTTTCTATTTTCTGGTACAGAAAATGTTTTATACGTAAGTTTTGCTTGTTGACGAGGAGCGAAATCATAACACTCTGTCTTAATAGCTCTTAAAACAAGATCGTTAATCGCATCTGTAACAAACTCCTGAAAAGTGTAAGATTCAAGACCAGGACTGACAATCTTTTCATTAAACCAGTTAGTGAAAACTCGCATAGAAATAGGGATATCAGCTAAATTGACGCTAGACATTTTTCCAGTATAATGCACATCAACTTCAGCAATATCATTTTTAACGCCACTCTTTTTTCCAACTACATTGTTGTCAACTAGATTGCCGTAATCATAGAACGTAAGAGGTCCAAGGAGAACCTTAATCCTTTTGTTATCAAACGAATCTGATTTTGACAATGATTTCTTAAACATTCCTTCAAGAACGGCATCCATTAAATCCCCAAAGTAAAAATAAATCACCTTATAATGTTTGCTATCAAGCTTACTGCCGTCTAAGGCTCTAAGGCTTTTTACATCTCTTGAGAAATCAGCGTCAGTACTGTTCTCGTTAAGCTCCAGCAAGTTGTCAGAACCATCTGATATTCCTATAGAGGTTTCAGCATTTTTTGTTTCTGTGAACAAGTTTCTAGACTGTTCTATTTGCTCTGGAGTTGCTCCATCATCTGAAATCTTGCGAGTCTGCATCTTTATTCTTTTATCGAGGAATTCTTTCTTTACTAGAGTGTGATAAATTAACTTATTTCGATAAAGAGAGCCAACAATTCTCCTATAAGCTTGAGATTTCTTAGAGTTGTCATATTTTTCAAGCTGTAAACGAGTTTGTTCTAACTCTGCCTTTTTTTTATCAGTTTCTATGGAAATTCCAGTCGAAGCTAGAACTGGAGTTTGCCCACCAGCCAAGACTTCTTGTGCTTCTTCGTTGTTTGAAATATCAACGTGATTATCAATCTCGAAATCCAATCGATCAATTCTTTCCTGTAGTTTCTCTATTTCATTTTTAGTCTCTGGGCTTGGAAACAAAATATTAGCGCTAAGTGGTTCTGAAATAAGCATCTCAGACATAGTCATAAACTTAATATCAAGATCAACAGAACCATCATCTCGAACATCTATTTCGTGTTGCACCATAGAAAGCACAAATGAGTTTTGAGTTCTCTCAATCACATCTATCACTTTTTTGGGAATAAAACCTGGACTACCACGAGGCTTCATCACCTTCCAGCCAACAATAGCTTTGATGGCAAAATAGTCTGGATTCCAAACACGTGGTCCATCTTTAACACTTTTTCTAAACTGTGTTTGTGGAAACAACAAGTCAGAAAACCTAACTTCTACATTTTTCTTAGAAGCGCCAAATTGAATAGTGCGAGCAATTCTAGTGCTGAAAATATCTTCAATACTTTGGAAGTGCAAAGACATATCAGCCACAAATTGATAACTATTAGCAGGCGAGGTTCCGACCGTTTTCCAAGAAAAAGATTTTAAACCGGCGCCTTGTCCGCGTCCAGCGTTAGATTTGACGATATTAGCTACATCTTGCTTGCTCAAAAAATCATCAAACGGGAGTTCTACTGAAGCCTCTTCTTTGGTAATCGGATCAATATAAATCTTGAACAATCGAACCTGCGGAACCAACAAAGACATCTGGGATGTATTAAGATTAAACAATACGTCTGCATCCTTTCCTTTATGAAACATTTTGTTAATAAAATCAAAAGGAGTATCGTGGTCAATGGCGACAAAATTCTTGTAATAAACTCCTGATTGACGTCCAGGGTTTTGACTCGTAAATTCTTCCCACTTAAGCATAAGGTGACATTGCTCTTGGAAACGAAGAGCTGCTTGACGCTCATCTTCACTTTTAAAGCCCTTACTGTCTTCTTCTATTTGTTTTTCTTGTTTTTCTTGTTTTTGGGCTGCGCTTGAAGGAATGCCAGCGGCTACAGCCGCTTCACCTTCAGCCCCAGTACCTTGATGATTACTCATTTACTAAATCCCCATAAATCCCAAAACTCTTTCCAATGGGGAAGGAACCTGAATGACATCTCCATATTTAAGGTGAGCTTCTGTAGGCTTTTTGTTAAACCAAGCAATAATCCACCACAACTTTGGATCGCCATATTCTTGCTCAGCTAGTTTTGATAGCTTATCACCTCGCGCCCACACATGATCTTCTAGATTTAGACTATTAATCTGATCATCTGTAGGATACTTAAATTTAGCAGACTCAAAATGTCTGATGAATTTTACATCTCGTTGCTCGAACAACGGCTCATATTTTCGCTGAGAGTTAACAAACTTTCTTCTTTGTTCATATCTTGAAATAGTCATTTTTTACCCTTACTTTAAAATCTTATCGCCACGATAAGGAAATCCATTAGCTCTGCGACCAGTAAGTTTGTTTCCTCTAGCATTGGCAACTTGAAGAGACTTCTCTCTTTCAAGTGATTTTTTAGAAAATCCCAAACCGTGCTGATGGTGAACTACAAACTCGATATTAAAGATAATGGTTTGTGGAATTAAAGCGCCTGGCTCTATTAAGCCAGCTCCTGCACCAAAAAAACCTTGCTCGATATCAGGCTTATAGCTCAACCCACTCATAGTTCCAACCAATCCACTTCTAGAAGCACCCGACGAAACTGCACCCGTATCACCATCCATAATAAGGTTAGCGAACTTTATCTTAAACAAAGGTGGTGCTGCCATTGTTCCAATCATTCTGTGATTAGCAGAAGGGCTAGTAACAGCACCAAGAGAGCCGCCTTCAAGGAAGTTAGCAGCAGATCTTTCTTCATAGACAGGATAAAGCATAGCGAGAAATTTCTCTGACTCCTTCATATTCAAAATTGCCTCTTGTTCAGAAGCAGCGGGAACATCCCACCCTAGTGTAATACGTCTGCCTGTTCTTTTAAAGGTAGAAACTGGATCCATTCTACCAAAAAGCTCTTCTTCATTCCATTGTGGATCATAATGATCTTCATACGCGGTTAGAAAAGCCTTAAAGTGACAAGTCTTTCCAGTAGGAATATGCACAAAATGAATAACAAGACCATCTGAAGTATCGCGATTTAACTTTCCTGAATGTGAGTCGGTTCCCCCAATGTTATCAGAAACATCTTGAAGACCGCCTACTACAGGGGCAATCTTCTTTTCAACTATCTTGTTGTTAAATATTGTCATTTATCATCCTCGCATTATATCTAGCCTTAAGCTGGAATTAATCCTTTTCCACCAACCTGTTCAAGCTCTTTTCGGATCTCTTTCCAAGCTATTTTAGCTATTTCTCTATCATCAATCTTAAGTGTGATGTTGATTGGCTTCACCTGCGCACTGCCAGCATTCTTAGATGGCTGCACGGGAGCAGGAGCGCTTGCCTGAGAGCGACTAACACCTCCAGCGCTAACTGATGCAGCAATACCAGAGGCTGCAAACTCGACGCTCTCAGGAGCTACTTTTACGCCCAAAAGTTTGTTAAGTTCAAGTATCTTTGTTAGATTTAGCTCATTGATATTTGCTACCATTTCACCAATGCTTTCTGCGATACTTGCCATCACCCAACTGGTTGGCGTGAGCGCCAAAAGAGTAACACCCAAAGCAGGTCCAAGCATTGACAAGATAGACAATCCGCCGACAAATGCTAAGAATCCACCAATGTTGGCTCCAACAGCAGTTAGCCCAAGAACCAAAGAGTCAGCCAAAAGCGACATACCAGCCGCTGCTAACCCGACGCCAACGCCAACTAAAGCAACAGCGGCACCAACTGCCAAAAGAGGAACAGCAGCAGCACCGGAGGCAGCTGCGATGACACCCATTGCAACAGAAAGACCAATCATCCCTACCATAAAGACACCAATAGCAGTTGCAACTGCATAGATGGATTCTGGAGGCATTCCATTAAATGCTTTAACAAACTGTGCCATTCCTAGAGCGGCAGCAGCGATACCGACACCAGCCAGCGCTACGGCAGCTGCATAACCCATCATTGCTTTAGCTCCACCAACAGATTTACTGTTGGCTGTCTTCTGAGCAATCGACTGTTTCAACAAAGCGCCAGTGCTCAACTCATCAGCAACTGTCTTACTGACCGTAGCGGCAGTGGACGCTGCTGTAAGTGAAATCCACAAAGCCTTCAATGCTGCGCCCATCTTCATTACTTTAACAATGCCAAGCACAGTGGTTCCCAATATTGCTAGCGCTGGGAGAAGACTCATCGTGCCGCCGAACCACTCCCGCGTTTTATCATTGAGTTCTAAAATCCATACAATGCCATCCTTAAGGTAGTTCAAGAAAGGTAGCATACTAATCGCTAGTGACGAAATAGCACTTTGAGCTGCTTTCCAAATAGGTTGCATAGCTTTAGCCTTTTCTGCAAGCTCTGCTTCAATATCAGCTGCTTTCTTATTGGCTTTAACTTGCTCAAGTGTCAAAGGCGTCAGAAGTTTAGATGCTTCAGCAACACTCTGAAGACCCATTTGATGTGCAAATGCTCTCTTAGTGTGAACATCCATTTGATCAAATGATTTACCAGATGCCTTGATTGATTGCTGAATGATTTCTATTCTTTCTGCTTCTGTTGCGTTCAAAAGCTCAAGACTATTCAAATATGCTCCACCCAAAAGATGATTCAAATCTGCTGTCTGCTGGGCTGCACCTTCAAACGTGTTAAATTGAGAAGCATAGCCAAGCAGAGTTTCTATCTCTAATCCTGTTTCTTTTGATTGTCTTGCTAAATCTTTAAACACGCCAACCATTGACTTGCCGTGAGCAGCAAGTTGTGGAGCGGCGCGTGCAAAACCTTCAGCTACAGTCTGTGGAGGTAGAGCCAAAGCATCAGCAGTGGCAACTAAATCAAGTTGTAAGTTCTGAGCTGCCTTAGAATTCATACCGAGTGCGTTCATTGCAATATCGATATTAGCAGCAGACGTTTCACTACTGATGCCAACGGCATCTAGTTTAGCAACCAAACCAGCCATCTCTTTTGCTGCCTGAGGCGACAGTTCAGAGAATCTATTTAAATCTTTATACAATACTCCAACAGCGGCAGCAGAATCTTCGGCTGAAATACCAAACACTCTGTTTTGCTCAGAGATATCAGTAATCATTGAGAAGTATTTAGTGCCTGTGCCTGTTCCTTTAGCGAAGGCTGATGTAGCCTCATCTTGTGCGAGGACTACAGCGAGGGTTGCCTCTTGAATTTTGAGCATCGTAGAGCCAAAGACATTCGAAAAGGTGATGTTTCTCTTTAGGCTCTCAGCAATCCTTGAGGTAACTGAAACGAGGTTCTCTGACTTATCAGCTGCATCTACAATACTACCAACAATGGTGTTTTTCCATTGATCGCCAATACCTGTAAGAGAGCCGATTAGATTGTCAGTTTGAGTGGTGACATTATTTAGAGCTGCGTTCTGTTCATTGACGCGCTGAATGATGTCTTCTTGAATCTTGACTTCTTTTAGGAGGTCATTAACACGTCCTTGATGAATCACCCCCTTTTGTCTTTCTGAAGCTAATTGTTCAACAGCGTCTTGCTTTAGGACTTGAGCAAGCTCTGCTTCTTTCTGCATCAAATCAGTTTGAATGTTTATTTGCTGCTCAATGGACTGATAAACACCGAGCGTATCTTCAATCGCAAGGAGTTCATCACGCAGAATAGTCTTGCGCTGCGAGAGAGTCTGGTTTACCTTCTTCTCAGCAGCGGCGCGGGCTTCAGCATCTCTTGTATTGTCAGCCATACTTACTAAATTCCCCTATCTTATTGTCCGTTAAGGACACCCCATTAAATAAGCATCTCACTTAATGGGGTACTTGATTCCTGTCTTTCTCTCAAACTGCTTTATTGCTGTATCTAGCTTGAACTTCGATTTGTATGTCGCAGGATTGTCAAGTCCAAGATCAGACCAAGTTTGGAGGTACTTCTTTTCTCTCTGAAGGACTTTTGCAAAGGAGTCAATCTCTGATTTTGTGCCCTTGACCTTAACAGGCACTGCTGAGCCACCAAACATTCTACCCATGATGGCTTGGATGGCTGACCCGAACATATGGAGGAAACTCTCATCTAGCTCACCTCTACGAGAGGACCCCAAATCGAGCACGATAGGCACCAAGTCGCTTTCTACTTGACTTGCGTCTCCCTGCTCTGGGTCGATGTAGGCTTCAATGCCGCCTGCTCTGTGCGATTCGTTGCGGATATTTTTTTTGGATGGCTTATAAACAAAGTAATTTTTGAGAAAATCTCCAAAGGTAACATTCTTTTTCTTTCCAGATTCCAAATTTACAAGCGCTACTCTCAGATTCATCCCACTACCAAGACCTCTTTTTTCGTATCTGGTTCCTTCCTTGTCGATTAGGATACTTCCATTGTAAAGATATTTTCCTTTTTCAAGAAAGGAGACAACTTTTTCATATTTTCCAAAATCGCTAGCCTTATAAAAATCTCTTGAAAGACCACTTGAAGATACTGGTTCTTCTCCTGTTTTTTGAATATCTTGCTTAAACATTCTCGTAAGAGCATTTGATTCATTAAGATTGGTTACGTATTTGTCTTCAAAGTTTTCAATATTTGTAGCAGTTGATGCGCCGCCTTCGATTCCAGTAAAAACAACTGTGTTTCCAGTTACTTTCAAAACTTTCACCTTTGGCTTGAATCTTGTTCTTGCCGCGTTGAAAGCATTTTCAAGAGAATCGTCTGGAACTGCTCTCAAAGTATAAACTTTGCCTGGGACGACAGTTTGGGCTCTCTTATAGAAATCCCTTGGCAGACCAGCTGATGATTCATCCATTTCTTTCATTACACATTCCTCCTTTCTAAGTAGACCACAAAAAGAGAAAGGGGCTGACGCCCCTCATCTCATTTATTCCTTACGTCTTCTACTGCTTTGTTCTCTTTGGCTATTTGTTCTTCCAACTTCTTTAAAAAATACCTTCGGATTGTAATGGGTAGATTGTATGCTTCAATAAAGCTCCAATTTCCATAATATTTCATCACAAAGAACTCGTCATACACTCCCCGAATGTAATCACTTGTTAGACCAAAAAAACTCCGTACTAAACGGAACCTCCATTTGCTCTTCGTGTTCACACTTGCTGCAAACGAAGTTTTGAGTTAAATCGACATTAGGTGTAATATCTGAATAGATTCTTCTAAGAGCTTTGGCTGTTCTTAGCGGCATAGTATCAACAAAAGCATTAATATCTGCTGGTTGAGTTGAGCCCCCAACTGAATCAATTACCATCTTCAACTGGTCAGTAACCAAGGTAGGTGGCAAATTGTTTTTCTTTCTTTGTTCTTGTGATTTGGCAAGAGCGCGTTCATCTCGTCCTGTCATTAAGCGCACTTCAACAACGTGCTCGCAGGCTGGCAAATCTGAAATCATAAATGTTCCATTTGCTGTATTCTTTACGTTATCGGGAAGCTCTGTGCCGTCGATAACTTTGTGCTCATTAAGATCAAAACTGAACTCAGTGGTCGCTTGACACGCAGGACAACGCACCTTTGGCTCATAGTTTGCACCAAAGCCTGTAATCCGCGCTGCTACGGTTAAAGCATTCTTATCGCCAGAAAACATCTGCTCAACTTCTACATTAGGAGTTTTAATGATGTTTTGAAGCATTCTGTCAATAGCAACACCTTTTTTGATTAGCGCTACGTTTGTTAGAATATCTTCTTCCTTTGCTGTCATATGGCGAATCTCAATCTCAGCAACATCCCTTAGAGGATGGTCTTCTGGATAAAATTTACCTTTTGATGGAAGATCAACTATTTCTGTTGGTGCTGAAAACATTAGGGGAGCACCTGCCCCTTCTGAAGGTAAAGCGCCCACGGGTGGCATTGCTGCCGCACCGGAGCGCTTTTCGTTATCTCTTGTCATTATTACCTCGTTTTAGATTAGGCTAGAGAAAAAGTATCTTTACCATTTGGTAGAAGATTTGCAACCAATCCTGCTAGTGGCTCCTGAAGTTGATCAGGAGAAGTAAGAGTAGCATAATCGTATGCAAGTGTTAACTCAATTTGAGTCAAATCATCGGATTCGTAATCAAGCTCACCGAAATCTGCGTCCATAATCCAAGGATTCTTGAGCGTCCAAACTTCAACTGCTCGTCCACCTTCGACTGGTGATCCAGAAGAGTCAATACTTTCGTCAATCTGAATAATAACAACTTGTCCACCAATCATCTCAACAGCACGAGCTTTTGAAATAGTGGTAACGCTATTAAAATCCTTTGGAACAACATAGCCAGAACCCTGGAGTGTTGCTGCAAGGTGTTGAGCCGCGTCAGGAGAAACGGGGTCAACAAGCGTAACAGAAACATCATCCCAAGTAACGCGACCTGGATATTTGAACGTGTGGTTCAAGTACGTATGTTCTGTCTTACTGACATTAATTTTAGGTTTTTTGACCTTTTTGGCATACCAAGTGGCGCCATTGGGCATATTTGGAAAGTATACAATCCATCGATACGCTCGCTTGGGGTCACGCTGGGGTTGCGTCCAAAATCCTTCAACATTATTAGCCATTAGTTATTATCTCCTTTTGTCCTATACCCTAACTATTGGGCTAGCTTGTTTTTTATAGATCTTCGAACGAAGCACCTGTTCTTGAGACGATAAAGTCTAGAGCAATGAACTCGATTGAACGAGCTGGCTTCAAGAAAATCTGAGCATACATAATATTTCTATCAATCAAATCAGCAGTAGTTGTCTTCTCATCGAGAACAACACGGAAGTCCGCAAGACCGAAGTTTGTTTGAACATTTTCCAAGAACGGACGGACCTGTCCAAGGAAACGAGCCCAAGTTACTTTCAAGTTCTGGTCAAACAGGATTCTCGATGAGATTCCAGAGATTTCCTTCTTAAGGTGAATCATAAGACGACGAACATTAATTCTATCAAGAGCGGATGGCGTAATCTGTAGAGTCTTTTGACCGTAGATTACAATACCCTCTGATGGGAATGAAGCAATCGGATTGATGTTATTCTCATAAAGCTTATCACGCTGTGGTTGAGTTAGTTTTTCTCGTACATCAACAACTTGAAGACCAGAAGCACCATCTGTAAGACCACCACGATTGAAACCTGCTGGAGCAAACCAAACGTCTGATTTCTCTTGTGAACTAGCCATTGTTCCTAGAGCGACAACAGAAGGTGGCATCCAAAGTGGTGAACCAGATTCTGAGTCATTTACTCTTACCCAAGGGTAGTAACAACAAGCATAGCTTGTATTGAGAGCGCGAGCTTTCAAAGCCGTAACAGTCGTATCTACCGAACCAACACGCGATGATTCGTCTGAAGTGTTTTCGTGGGCAGGGACATAACCATTTTCAAGGTCGATAATAGCTAGAGCATCTGCACGAGCTTCAACAGTATCCATCAAGTGATTAGTGATACCTGGAAGTGTAATACCTGGAACAGTAGCGATATTAACATCTACAACTTCTGGGTCGCGGAAAGTATCAATAGCACGTCGAATACTTGCTACACCGTAGTTAGTATCTTTAGTTGCTGAGCCCTTCGAAAGGAAGTTGTTTCTGAACGGGTCTCGCTCTGTAATATCAAGTCCGTCATGTCCACCAAATAGTGGCATAGTAAACTTGTCATGTCCACGAGAAAGAACCGAAAGATATCCTTCAAGAGCACCAGTAACAGAAGCCGACAATGCTGTAACAGAAGCGCCTGATGCGCGACTACCGGAAAGCCAGTATGATTCTGTGCTTGAACCGGACACTGCAACCAAATCGTCAAGACTGAAGACAAATTGATATTCTGTAGAGGTAGCAGAATCGTGCGAACTTACACCATCTGGCTTAGACCTCAACAAATCTCTAACGTCTTCGTCAAACTTCTGAGCACCTACTTTTTGAGTAATAATACCAAAATATGCTTGGTTTGAGCTAAGGACACCACCGTCAGAACTTGAAACTCGCATTTGCAATGAAGGGAACTTCAATGAAGCGGAGAAATCAGTAATCTGACCGGATGTAATACCCATAGCAATAGTACCACCACCAGATTCTGGAGCGTCTGGCATTGAACCTGAGCCCTTCATAACAGCTGCTGAAGCAACTGCCGAACCACTCGTAAGAGTAATAGTGCTGTATCTGGTTGGACCATAGAAACCGAATGGAAGAAGCTCTGGCTCAATACCACCTTGCTCAATAACAGTGTTCAATTCAACTCGAACATAGTTTGAAGCATTTGGAAAATCACCATATTCACGATGACGAAGCTGAACATCATCCCAAGCAACGTTTTTATCACCAATCTTTCGAGCAATGTAGTTGAGCGAATTCGGGTCCAAGCTACATTGTGGGAATACTTCAAGAATTTTCTTGTTAGAGTCTGTGTCATCAATAGCACGAATCTCTACCGTAAAAGTACCGAAACGATCATAATCACTTTTAGAAGCTTTGATATCAGTAATCGAAATCTTAATATTGTTTTGTTCCCACTCACCTGAGCCGTCACCTTTGTTTACAACAAATCGGAACAACTTGGTCATATCAGTAGCAACGTAGCTACCAGTAGTGGTATTAAGATCTTGACCGAATACCCAACCAGTTTTAGCTGCGGAAGCTTGAACACCCTTAAAGTCTGCTTGATTGATTGAGCTATTTTCGATAGCTGCGACAAAACCAAGGACTTTACCAGCGATATTACCGCTGTTTTCACTAACAGTATTTTTCAAGTGACTTTCAAAGCTTTCACCAAGGAAATAGTTTACAAGGGAAGCAGCAGGTGTCACATCGCCGTTAATGAGAGTTGGATTAGTGTTAAAAACCTTTCGAACATATTTCGAAGAGTTAGGGTTAAAGTTAAACGCGGTGTCCTTGATGGTTGCACCTGTTTCATCTTCGATAAGAGCACGGAACTCAAATCCAGAACCAATGTTCTTAACCAAAACAGCTGCACCATTGCCGCCTACAGTGGTTCCTACAGGATCATCACCGACGAGGCGGATTGAACCCTTATTGAGGTACCAAACAGCTGCAAGAGCGCCAGTAAGATTAGAAGCGTACGTAGAAGCCGAAGGAATAATCCAAAGACCTACAGCTCCACCATTGGTCGAGTTAAGAGTGGTTGCAGAAGTATTTTCTGTTGTCCAACCTGCTTGAGCAGAATCAGCAGCAGTAGCATCGCCGCTTTGGACACCCAAAAGACGAACGAACGTCAAAGGGCTTGAATTTTTCAAATATGCTTCAGCAGCATATGCACCGTAAGTTGGAGAAGTAGTATTTCCATCTCTCCAGATATCACCGGTACCAGCTCCTCGGATAGGGGCACCAAACGTCTCAACAAACTCAAGATAGCTATTCACCTTAGTTGGAATAAGGGCTGGTCCCTTGCGGCTCCGACCTACAACGATAGGACCGATCGGATCAGAAACTCTTGGAAGTTGTGATTGATCTAGTTCTCTTATTTGTACGCCTGGTGAAACAAACTTATACTTCTTGATTGACATTCTTGGTCTCTCCTCTTGATAACTAACGATTATGCACTATTAGCGCTTTCCCTAGTAAATAGTGCGGGTTTGTACCAAAGGATATTAGCTAGAAAGTCTTTTTTACGTCGATATCGTCCAAATCCCCTATCATTATACGCTCACGGGGAATTTTGACTTCTACAATATTTTGACGAACTGCTACAAAAGGTTGTTTTCTGTTTAAACCTTCGCCAACTAACTTTCCTAATACTTCTACTTGGATTTTTGTAATAAACAATCTTTGCTCATTATCGAGGTTGCTTCCATTATTTTCTGATGAAAAATCTGGCTGAAAAAATGCTTCGTAATGCCAACCATCTCTCTTAATAGTGAACCTGTTGATTCCGCCAGATGTTGTCATAAATGGCTGAAGAAGTTGGTTCATTTGTTGTTGAAACTCTGTCTTGATCTCAATCTCATATCTAAACACAACATAAACAGGCAAAGGGATAGTGGCTGTCTCATACACAATCTTTTTGTTTTCTTTCAAAGAAAATTCTTTATCATTACGATTAAAAAGATTTGAATCAGCATTGGCGAACTGCGAAGTCTTTTCGTGATTAATGACACGAGTAACTTCATATGAGCCACCTTGAGCATCTTGAGGAGGAATGATATTAGACCAAACACTACCTTTTCTAGAAGGATTCTTTTCTTCACCTGTTCTTTCAACAGTAATGACTGGAAGAATAAATGTTCCTGTTCTGTCTCTCAAATCTCTGTCATTTTTAATAGCAAAAGAGCGTTCGTGAGAAACCCATACAACAGGAGCTTTTTTCCATCCCTTGTTGGTTTCGGAGAATAAATCTAACTCTTTATTGACCCAGTCATACATAGCTAAATCAATAGTCTCAATAGTTGAGGGCTTGAGCGGATATGATTTGCGCCCATTTTCTCCACCATTAACCAAGCCTTTTAATAAATCTTTTCCGTTTGCCATATTATGGTCCTTCTCTAATCAAAGTTCTTGCTTGATTAACTAATCCTGGTTCATCAAACTGTCCAGCCCTTACTCTTAAGCATTCTGCTGTAATTTCGAATCTAAAATCTGATTGACTAAAAAGCTCATCAGGTTCAGCCGTCTTTTGAATCTCATAGAACTGATCACCATAATAAACAACATCCCCTTGCCTAACAAATAGGTTAAGATCTTCAGTTATTCTTCTTTTCTGAAATCTTACCGTAATCTTAGACTCTGAGTCGAGGTTGTGTTTTTCAGTGGTTGTCACCCTACCATCACCCCAATAAACGCGCGCAGCAATCCTTACAGGAGGCAGGTAAGTCTTCTCAATAGCCTCTCCATAGAGTGGGTGAAAATTGGTGTGTTTAACACTAATAGGGTAATACAAGACAACTTGCGGGTTAACACATTCTGTAACTTCGTCCACAACTTGCTTGACGAAGTTCCTCTCCTTCTCTCCAAAGAAAAGTGGAGCAGGAGGTGACGCGGGGCGTTTCCAAGTTATGTCGTCTTTTGCCATCTATATTATCCTACGTAAATACTTAGAGCTATTTTTTGATTAACCCGATCGACATTCTCTACTAACTCTGCTCTCTGTTCGGCAAGAGCGTTGTACGTGACTTCATCAAGATATTCTTTTAGTTCTGTTTTTAATTTTTCTTGCTCGGAAGTTCCTGCGTCTACAAGAGCCGGTCCATTGAGCGTCACTTTGTCACCTGGGAGCGGAACGCTATCAAGCTTACTACGAACCAAGCCAAGCTGTTCTTTCGCAACCGCAAGAGCAAATCTCCTAATCCATTGTTTCCCCATAGAGTTAATATTACAATATGGAATATTAGCAAAAGGTACAGTATTGAAGTTGTTTACTCCTCTGTTTCTCTTAGAGCCTGAACTTCCTGAAGTTTGGATATTGAAAACATCGCCATCGTCGACGGTAAATTCAAACCATAGCTTGGTCAATGTCGTTCCTTGTGGTCTTGGAAAGAGTCTTACTTTATTGTTCTTCAACTCAAATGAATAGTGCGAGATTCTTGTCCAAATATTATCTTCGTAACCCATAGCTTGAAGTTTATTCTGCCAAGCAGGAATAACCTCAAACGTAGAGTCATCCGAATACTGTCCATATGTCGACATATTGCCTACAGCACTCAAGCCACCGTAATATCCATAAAATCTCCACATAGCTCTTGGAGTCTTGTACCACACTCTACGTATAGTGATTCTATTATCGTTAATTTTGTTATAAAAAAGTTCAACGCTGGAAGTTCCAAGTGTTTCTACTCTTGCTTGAAGATCGTAATCTTGAACACCTGAAATGATATTAACTGAAGCTGAATAGAATGGTTTAGTTCCACCAAGTCCTGATTCTGTTGATATAGCTCTGGTTATGTCTAGTGTTCCTCTTAAATTAAAATCTGGATACATAACTGCAAGACTCGTTCCACTCAAACTAGAACTTAGTGCTGTTCCTGACTTAAGTTCACCATCTTGATCAAAGGTGCCTGTTGGAAAACCTAAAACATCTGACAAAACATTTCTTGCTTGATGACTATTGATCATTGAAGAATATTCAAGCACTGAATATTCGTAAGCAGCATAAACTTGCTTTTCTGTCAACTCGATGTCAAGAATTTCTCCACCAAACATTCTGTATGTGAAATTAACCTGATCTGCTGCACCTGTAAGGAACGACACGTCCGAAGTATATTGAGGAACGCCAAACGGCAAGCTTGACGCGACACTAGTAATGGTTCCTGTAGCAGGTAGAGTTATTCTGCTTGTTTGCGAAAGTGGCGTTAGTGTGGGTGTTGACATTAATATTCCTCGGTTCTAAGTAAATAGTGAGACGATAAAAGAAAAGAGCTTACCGTTTTGTTAAGCTCTCTCCCGCAACCAAATATAATTGTGGTTCACAAATACAACAAATAAACATTAGAACCACAGCCAAATATTCTTGCAACTTTGTTCTCTCTTGCTATTTCTTTTTCTGTTTTTCCATCTTTTGCTTTGTATTT